TCCAACTTAATGATACGGACCTACCAGATGCTGGTTTCGTTAAGCAGGGTATCAAATACTTCAACGAAACCTCGCACTATGCTGGTGCCTACAAGGTTCCTGATGACTGGACACTGAACTACAATGATTACATCGATCAGGCTGGCTTAGAGACCCTCACTGGATGGTTAAATCAAGTTGGTGAAAATGGTTCAATCAACAACGCTGCGGTCTACAAGAAGTGTGGTGAGATCCTGATCATGACACCAGACGGTGAGACTCACAGAAAGTTCGTCTTGGAAGGCGTATTCCCAACCTCCCTAAAGCTAGGTAATTTTGACCACTCTTCGGAAGGTGAAAAGCAGATGATCAACCTCACTTGCTCAGTTGACGTTTGTCGTCCACCGGGAAGAAACTAATGTTATGCTGGTATCTAAATTTCTGAATAAGCAAATCGCAGCTTCTGAGGCGGAAACCATACGGGTTGACGGTTCAGTAGATACGCTCGTGATTTCTCTTCAGAACCAAGATGCCCTTAACACCTTAATCTATAAGTTTCAAGAGTCAGCAAACGGTTCGGACTGGACAGATATAACCCTCCCGGTTTCTACCGGAGGTACAGCTACTCAATTCCAAGTAGCTGCTGGAGAAGTTCAATCTATCAAGGTTACCTCGTCTGAGCAGTATCTTAGGATAATGGCTTCAGGTGATTTAATGGCAGGTATTGGGCTCCAATACCAAGTAGATAGCGATACCGATACGACACCTTATACAATCAACTCAGGCTAATGTTCCCTAAGTTTAAAAATATCGGAAGAACCGGAAATTTCCTTCTTCAAGAGGATGGCTGGTTGTCATTTATCGACAAAGAACTCTCTGAGTCCGAACGGGTGGAGACACTCTCTAGGTTGTTATCTGAAGATAATGGTCAAAGGTTCTTGGGAATGCGAAATGTTTTGGACGAAACACAGGCGCGTGAGTTTAAGTCTGAGCACGATGGTTGGACATCCATCATCGAGCACATCCAAGCTCATACAACTCGGACAACACAGAAGAATCTCAAGAGGTATATCAAGTTGGTGAGCTTCGTAGAGACTCGATACAGTGCTCAACCAACGTTCTTAGGACACGAACTGCTAGAAGAGCATTGTCCTAATTTGGAGCGTATCCTAGACGATCTACAAGAAGGTAATCATGACGATAACTTCACGGGGGGACTACTTAAGAGGCTAACACAGCAATTGACTGAGGATATGTCACTTGAATACTGTGATCCTGAAAAGTGCGAAAAAGCACATGAAAAATTCGTCAATGCCTTTCAGAAGAAGTTCAAGATAAGTGTTCATCGCTGGGAATCATTAGGTGTAGGTCTAGCGATGTATCTAGATCAGAACAGCCATAACGAATTAATGGATACGATCCGAACGGAATATCGTGCGCTCGATTCTTTCGCTGAAGATAAGGAGTATATTATGTTGCGTAGCGGAAAACAAGAAGACATTTCTTACGGAGATTGTAATACTCCAACCAGCCGTTGGCTCTTCACATATGCTCCTCGTCCTGAAAAAGACTATGGTGCTCTAGACGTTTTATCGAAAAATTCCTACAAGCCTATAAAACTGAAGCAGAGCTAATGTATGCGCCAATCTATCTATCAGAATTTATTCGCAGCGAAGAACAAGGCTAAGGAAGATACTAATCGACCTCGGAGAGAATCACTATACTCAAAACTAGCTCGTAACGAACCACAGGCGCAACTTCTTCAAGAGGATGCCCCTAAAGGAGGGTCAACACCCCGTAAGGCTGATACAGACGCTAACGACGAGAAAGAAGGTGGCGGTAAGGCTCTTGGCTTTTGGTGCATCCCAAATGGTGAGAGTTATGTGAAGCTAAAAATCAAATCCCACTATTTTATTGGCAACAAATGGCTTCCAAATAAGAGGAAGCTTTTCAGTATTTCCAGCCAAAATGTGGAGGGTAAAAAAGTACGCCGTAGAGTATTTACCCCAATCTGGCCAGTACTTGCAAATCTAAAGGATCTCTCGAAATACAGCCAGTATAGCTGGGTAGGGGATCTAGTTTCAAAAGATCAGCTCAACAAAGAAGATCCTCTTTTTGACCCAGACAATGACCAGCACCTCTATGCGGTCCAACAGGTCCAACGTTCAATCATGTTTGAAAACTGGGCATTTGTGATCTACGAAGGTGGGAGTAATGTACACATTGGATGTAATGGATCGATCGATAGCCTTCCTTATTTTAAGGAGCTTATGCAGGAGATACTGTTAGGTCAACCTCAGGTGCCTCTAAACGTTCGTGTAGATATCCCATTCACGGAGCTTCAGTCGAAAGGTAAAAAATTCACCGTCAGTCAAGTAGGACCAGACGGTGTGCCAGGAACTAAATTCTCTCTTGAGGACGTTCGTCAGTCCATGACACGTTCGGCTTACACACGTTCTTTTGACGATACTATCAAAGATATCGAATCTGACTATGATGCGTTTGTATCTAACGCGCCCAAAGGCTTTTTCGAAGTCGATAGTCTGGTAAAGCATTTTGAAGCGGCTGAGGCGGCTGGAGGTGACAAGGTTACGGAATTTGGTAAATTCTTACAACATGTTCAGAAGAACTATTCTGAACATGCTGAGAATATCCAAGATGCCATGGACATCTACTTTCTAGGAGACTTGGAAGAGAGTGTTCATACGCTGACTGAGATGACTTTTAACCAGCTCTGGGGGCTTACTCGTGCAAACGGTGGCTACAAATACGGAGGATTGAAAAAGACATCGAAGGGCTGGATCTATGATGTAACTGTACCTGATAGACAATCTAACGGTTCTCGATTTGTCGTTACCCGTCCTCCGAAAATGCAGGTTGCAGATGATGGGAATCCTCAAATTGCGTATAATTTTAAATCGCGCCCAGATCGTTCGACCACGGGCATGAGACAGAAGGGTTATGTGAAGTTTTTGTACCGGACAAAAAAAGGTCAGACATCTGGAAAGGATCGTCGTAGTGAATGGAATCGTCCGTGCCACGTGTTCTGCACCTGCCCGGACTTTAAGTACCGTTGGCACGCTGTTTTATTCAAAGCAGGTGCGAGTCATAAGCCAAAAGGTGGCGCAGAATCAAATGGTGCTTTCCCATCTAAAACTAACCCATCAGGTAAATTGTGTCTCTGTAAACATTTAATTGGGGTCGCCAACTATCTATCTATGTCTAAGAAAGACCTAGACAAGTATTTTAAAGAGATAGATGAGATTGAAAAAGCGGGAGTACAACCTCAACCATCAGGTGGTCCTCCGAATGTCAGTCCAACAACAACACCTAAGGTAAACGTGATATGAGTTCAGCAGACGAGTACTACAGAAAGCACACCCATCCACAGAAAGTGGCTGTTGACCCTCCACGTTGGAAACGAGGTGGAGTTTTGAATCGCTTGCACGAGAAGCTCGATAAGAGAAATTTGACAGAGGGGATTGTTGACCATATGGTTCAGGAGTTCAACAATATTGCTCACGAGGCTGTGAGATTTTTGGAAGAGCAAAAAGCAGCGCTCAAACCAGAATTGAGTTCAGCCCTGAATCAAAGACCTTCTCCTCCTCAAATTGATTTTCTGGATGGAATTATCGGGGTCCTAAAACAAACCTTATCCGACATTTCGGGTGAAGGAGTTACTCCTGTCATGGTGAAAAAATGGCTGACACTACTCTCGGATGAAATTGAAGGTAGGGATTTACATAATCATGGACATATTGGCGATTATCTACTAGAACTGACTCAGGGTGTTCGTCGTTTTGCTAACCAAATTGAAGACATAGGCGAAGAACCTATGGAAGATCCTAGCGATGATACTATGGGAGGTGAGGAAGAAGAACCTCCTCCAAGTGAAGATGTTCGTGAAGAACCTCCTGAAGATGAGGAGGAAGAGGAGGCGGAACCTGACGAAAAAGAAAAACTCATAGATGATTTAGGAATCGAATGAACCTACTAGAAAAATATTTCAGACGTGATATGCCTCAGATTAGCACCAATGATATTGATGCAGTCAAAGAGGTTTTCGAAGAACATGGCGTAAACTTTGAAGTTAGGAATATCAAAGTTGTTGATCTCGATACAACTCAGCATGGTGTCAAGAAAGAGAAAGTCAAGAGCATCGCTGAGGAGATCGAAAAGAATGGTCTGGAGTCTCTGCCGATGATGTTGGTATCTGAGGATATGGAAATTCTCGATGGACACCACAGGAAGTACGGTATCATCGAAGCCGAAGGTAGAGATGCAGAAGCAGATGTGTTGATGTTGAAATACCCTACTGAAAAAAGCTTCGACATTTTGAAAAAGCTGGAAAGCAAATTGTCCGAAACAATTGGTAAGCTGGTTGAGCTTAATGCCCTATGCAATCTGCACGGTACTTTCTCTCGGGGAGTGCTTCTAGGCAAAGGCTTCAGAAATGAACTTATCAACGAAGCTATTTCAGCAGGGTTGCTAAAGGGGGATAAGTTTGGATACCTAACAACTATCCCAAACCACATGCGTGAAGCTCGTTTGGCTGAAATCGCATCTTTCGTAGCAGGAGCAGCTCGGATGGCACCAGCAGCAGCTAAAGTTGTCAAAGGTGTTGGGAAAGTGGCTAAAGGAGCAGCCAACACCAAAGCAGGAGCAGCCGCAGGAACAGCCGCAGGTGCAGAAGTTGGTAAAGGACTCTCAGACGTTATCACAGGTAAAACAGTTATTTTCAAAAAAGGTGGGAAGAAAGTTGTGGGAACTGTATCTGGAGAAGAAGGGGGGAAACTCCGAATTGCTCCAGAAGATGGTGATAATATCGAAGAGATCGATCCAAGAGAAGTCGAGATTGTAGACGATGAAGAATAATATTCCGGTAGTAATGGTAGGTAAGGGTACGAGGTTTCGCAAAGCAATGCGACACGTTAGCAGCCTCATGCCTAAGCTCTGGAGTCGGGTAGACGAGCTGGACCTACAACGGAGCTACGAGGGGCTTCAAAAAATTCGCTTTGTCGAGCGTTTAGAGCGAGGTAACAAGCCTTTTCATTACGATCCCGATGAGGATGTCATTAGCATCTACCCTCTTTCAAACGGGTTGTTTGGTCGTATTGACAAAGCTTTCTATTCAGCCCTCGGTGCAAGATTCTACGCAAATAACGTATCCGGCGAGCGTCGTTTGCAGTGGTCGCGCAAGCTTGTACTTCCAAAGCGTGCTACGATCGACAAGGTTCAGCGCATGTTGAAAAAGGGGGAATTCAAGAATTTTCGGAAGCTCATTTCAAGTTTCAAAACTCCTAATGATCGTCTGATCGCACTACATATCTGTAACGCGCTTATCAAAAACTCGGTCCGACCTTCGGTTGCTAAGGAGTTAGATTTGAAGCGGTTCCCAGCTACTAAGGATTTCTGTCGAGCACACAAACCTTATTCGCTGAGACCTCTACTATCGGTTTACGGCGCAAAGAACATGACCTATGAGCAAGCTTTCGGAGAGTACTGTGCTAGAAAAGGAACCCTTGGCGTATCAGATCAGAGCGTTGCAAACGGGTTCTTGGAGGTCTTTCGCTCCGTCACCTTTGACGGCTAGTGAGGAGAGCTACTACCGTCAGAAACTACCCAAACCTCCTCAACTTCCTAAAGGTTTTCTTTTAGTGACTCGCTGGCCAATGTCTCAGTGTGTCAAAGTCACGTACCACACGGGTGAGAGTAAAGTTTTTAGTGTCACGCCAATGCTGCATAAAGAACTGGTCGAAGCTGGTGTCCCAGAGGAGAAGCTGGTCACTATTTTGGACTACGTGTGGAATTTCATTCACTGTATAACCCAAGACAAGTCTGACTATGCCAGTTAAGTTCCTCCAACTATTCGAGTCTGAAACTAGATTTTTATACCACTTAACGGATGATAAAGATTTTCAATTAGACCCAGATTTTTACCCTCAAAATAACACTACTATAGGTGGAGATTGGACTGAACCAGGAATTTTCTTAGCTAAGAACCCTGAATTTTGGTTAAACGCTCATGGATATTGGAGACCTTGGATAGCCGAATTTAAAGTCCCCTCAGCTTTAGGTGCTGATTACGGTCAAGAAGTCTTTATCTCATCGAAAGATTTTGATAGTATTCAATTAACTCGTGTTATGGCGCTTGATGCATGGTGCAGAGAAGAATTCGGAGCACCTGGATGGAGTGAAGAATATTTTGGGAAAACATTTGATACTGGCGAACCGTACGATATAACATCTAATAATTTATTCCCGTACAGAGGCTATAAAGCGAAGGATGTAAGAAAACACCCTGAAGATTGGCATTCGGACTACCCTTCTCGTATCGAAAAGTTTAGAATAAATCGTTACACATAAAGTGGCAATAAGCTTCTAATATTCTAAGTAAAAACTGTCATTTTTCAATTTAGTTGATTTTTCACGTAGTTATTTACGATGGAAAATCTACTGTTAGGTGGCTATATGCCCTTCAAACCACTTGGAAAGCCTCAACTCGTTGAGTCTGCTACAGGTTCTGGCCAGAAGGTCCTTCGCGTTGAAGGGGTTTTCCAGAACTACAAAGTTATCAACGAAAATGGTCGTCGTTATGGTAAAAACGTCTGGGATCAAGTTTTTAACGAGGGTAATGATTTCCAGAATCGCTTGAAGGATCGAGCAGTTTTGGGGATGATCGAGCATCCCGAAGACGGTCTTACTAAACTCGATGAAGTGAGTCACGTTATTGTCGAAGCTCGCTACGCCACACCAAAAGAAATCGGATCAAACCCAGATCTAGAAGAGGGCGATATCATCGGAGCATACGAAACCCTGCCAACTCCAAAAGGGAAGATCGTCGAAGCACTTTTGATGGCAGGAGTCAAGTTTGGAGTGTCTAGCAGAGGTAATGGAACAGTTTCTGAATCTTCTGATTGCTTGGAGGTGAATGAAGACTTCCAGCTTGAAACTTGGGATGTGGTTTTCAGCCCATCAGTTACTCGTGCTATTCCTCGCATTCAAGCCGAGTCTGATCTAGGCAAGCGAGTAAATATCATCAAAGAAACAATCGACGCTAAAGAATTTGAAGAAGAAGAGAAGCCGATGAAAGACGAAAAAGTACAAGAAAGCAGTTTTGTTCTAGCCACTGGAATCATGAACAAGGGTGAGCAACTTATCCCTATTCAATTGATTGCAGAGTCGAATAAATTCTGCTGGTATAACGGCAACGATAACACTCCTTTGACTGAATTTCACCAACCATTTATCTCTCAGGTTGCTGCGCTTAAGGCAATGAACACTTTCTGTGAGAGCAAAGGTTACGAATACGACTTTCCATTCAAGCTGGAAAATGAACCCGTCCCGGTAAGCGGCACAGTTACCGAATCACATGACGATATGAATACACGATCTAAACTAACTAAAGTACAGACCGATGTGATTCGACTTCGGAAAACTGATATCAGCGATTTGAAGCCCATCGAAAAGATCGGTTTCTTCGAAGCAGTTAACGATTATCGGGTTGAAATCGGTAGAATCCTTGAAGAAGACGCTTCACTTAAGCTGGTAGCTGAGAAATCTCTCAAGCTCTTAGAGGAGTTTGAAGACGATCTTAACGACGAGGGTGGAGAAGAGGAAATCGACGGACCTTCTGTTGAGCCAGAACTTGATGCTGGTCCTGAAGATATGCCTGAAGAAGAGGGTGGAGAAGAAGATATCGCACAAGTTGCTGACATCCTTGACCAAGCCGCTGAAAAGCTTGAGCAAGCATGTGAGGAAGATCCTGAGTGCGAACAGCTTGCCTCTGAGCTTCGAGACATCAGCAACGACATTTGTCCTGAGGACGAGTGTGACATCGATCCAGAAATGGGTCCAGAAGATAATTTCGATGACGAAATTGACGATAAGATGCCAATGGAGAGCCGAAGAAAAATCTTGCGTTCACTCCGTGAGGCAAAGCGGGTCAAGTCTAACAAGATCCAGACTCGCACTGAACGTCAACTCAACCTACTCCAAGCTCGCTACGAGAAGCTTGCCGAAGCTTCTTCAAATATGCTAGCTAAGTACAAAGAGTTGAAAGAATCTATAGTAGACGGAAACGTTGAAGGTCCAGAAGGTCTAGTCGAGCGCTCACAGCGCTTTGAAGAGGCTGCTAAGGAACTTGCTGGGAAGTATAACAAGGACATGAAAGAAATGGGTATGGCATATATCCAACTTCGTCGCCCAGATCTGTGGGAGAGTTATGGAGAGAAGCTTGCTAACTGCAAGACCTTCGACAAGTTCACAGAAATGAGCAAGCACCTTGTTAGCGAAAATCCTGATCCTGCGCTAGAAGGAGACGATGAAGAGGAAATCTCTACCGTAGAATCCAAGAAAGGTAAGAAGGGTAAGACCCTTACCGAAAGCGCCGATAAGGGTAAAACTGGCAAGAATAGCGGAGAGGAAGATCTGAAGGAATCAGTTCACCCTGCGCTATCGATGGTCAGCCGCGCACGAACAAAAGGAAGTAAGTTCGCGGTTTAATTCAAACTCAATAACCAAAACTAGAAAAATATCATGATTAATCATGCAGCTAAATTAGCAGAAAACCTAGTTCGAGGGTACGAATTGGCTAACTCCACTATGGGAATCACTAAGGACCAATCGCTTTGCGAGGCTTCTGGGTGGCAAGAAATGGTGGAGGACATCGGATGTCCTGAAAAAGCAGCCATTACAGCCTTGATGCTAGAAAACTACAAGCAGTATCGCCAAGGACTGGACGAGACATCAACCACACTACAGGTTGGTAACTTCGACAAGTTCGCGTTCCCGCTTATCTCAATCGTGTCTGAGAACCTTGTCGCACAAGACTTGGTTTCACTACAGCCACTTGACGGACCTACTGGTCAGATCTTCTTCATGAATTTCGTGACTGGTCAGGCAAAAGGTGATCGTCCTCGTGGGGCGAAGGTCTGGGATGCACGTACGGCACACGCTGATGCTTACCTTGACTCTGCGGACTCTGTGTCCAACGAGGTTGTAGGCACAACTGACGCCAACGGTGACTTCTCAGCAACTAACCTTGCTTACGGACCTGTTATGCCAGGAACAATCATCATCTCGGATGGTACGAACACTGTTTACGACGATGGAGCTGGTAAGCTTCTCGACAACAGTGACAACGCTACCGCTGGTTCGGTGAACTACAACACTGGTGAAATCGTGGTTGACTCCAACTCTTCGGACTTGGACGCTCTATCTGCGGTAACAGCAAGCTACAACTACAACTCGGAACTTAACGATACTGCTCAGCAGATCGACTTCGAGATTGTCAGCTCACCTATCCAAGTGCAAGAGCGTAAGCTACGTGGACGTTGGTCTACGGAAGCTGCACAAGCTCTTGAAGCTCTGCACAAGGTCAATGCCGAAAACATGGTTTCGACAGCTATCGCCAACCACCTTCAGTGGGAGATCGACCGTGAGATCATCGAAGATCTTCGTCGTCAGGCAGGAGCTGGTGTCGTTACTTGGGACGAAACAGTGCCAACTAACAGCTACATCTCTTACACGGAGCACAAGCTTACGATGCAAGACGCTGCTGTTAAGGCAAGCTCGTTCATCCTACGTGCCACTAACCGTGTGAGCGCCAACTGGATGCTGACTGGTATCTCTGGTGCGAACATCGTCAAGACCCTTCCGAACTTCGAACCTGCTGCTGACAAGGCAGAGGTGCAAGGGGTTCACAAGATCGGTCGCTGGCAGGGAATGGATGTATATTGTGACCCTCACTACAGAACGGACGAAGCTCTGTTCGGTTACAAGGGTAACGATTTTATCAGCACTGGCTACGTGTTTGCGCCATGGATATTGTTGTTTTCAACACCTAATGTCGTTCTTGATGACTTCATTAACCGTAAGGGATTCGCCTCTCAATACGGTAAGAGGATGGTAAACAATAAGATGTACGCGAAAATGAAGATCACTAACACAACTGCTTCTTTCGGAGGCTAATTAGTTAGTATCTTTACTACAAATTCGGGAAGGCGCTCTTAATTGAGCGCCTTCTTTTTTTGTTGACTTATATAGCCGGTAGTTATAAAGTATCGTCATGAAGAAGTTAACAACAGAAGAGTTTATAAAACGAGCTAATAACTGTCACGGAAACAAGTACTTATACTCTAAAACAGAATACAAGGGTGCTCTAACTAAATTAAAGATAACCTGTCCAATTCACGGGGATTTTGAACAAACACCCTCGAATCATCTAGCCGGAAGAGGTTGTCCTGAGTGTGGTAAATTAGAAGCAAATACTAAAAAGAAAGGGCGTAAAGGACACACACCTTCTAAGGAAACGCTAGAAAAATTACGTCGCCCACGAGGTTCTAAAGCACGCACTGAAACTGTTCAGATGTACCAAAAAGGGATGTCCGTCAAAGATATTGCTCTGAAAAGGAATGTAACTGAAGCAACGGTACGTACTCTTCTTAATCGTGCAGGAGTTTCCTTCGGAGAGAAGAACGCTAAAATAGACTCCCGTGTGTATCTATTCATATGATAGAATTTCTTAAACTATTCGAAGCAAGGTCAGATGTTAAAAGCGTACGTTCTGCGTGGGGTTATCACAAGCCTATTCGTCACGAAGAACAAATGAGTTTCGATGTAGATGGAGAGCACTACCTAGTATACTGCAAACTTATAAAAGTAGATAATGAGCAAGATGGACTTAGGGTGGATTTTTCTTCTGCAATAGCCCATGAAAAAAAAGTTGAACCTGCGCTTGCAGGTTTACGTATCATGCAAGGGATACCTACTAAAGACACCTATATAGAACTAGAACCAGAGAAACCTGCGTTGACTGATAAACGTCATGCACATCAAGTGTTATCTGGGGTTATGGAGTGTGTCGATGCTTTTATCAAGAACGTACGCGATGATGGGGTAAAGAAGAATACCTCTGTAGAGCTTAAATACATTCTACTAGCTTCTCGACAAGAGTACGAAGGAGACGAAAGAAGGCAGAGAATTTACCATAAGCTGCTGGAACGTGAATTGTCGAAACGAGGTATAAAAATACACAAAAGGACATCTTTCGATGACCCTCTAGACGACCCATTTTTCGGTACGTTAACCGAGATAGAACCTATTACACTCGGAGCCTCATGATCGAATTCTTAAGACTATTCGAAAGTCCTCGTTCTAAATTTTACATCGACGATGCTGAAGCAGATTCTTTCGAAAATCATTATAGCCACGATTACGACGTACATGGTCTCCAAGCTAAGAAAGGTCGCCACGTAACATGGTTTGGTCCAGAAGGCAGAATGCTTCGAGTCTACCCTGAATATGTTTTTCCGCGCAGTGACAACATCTTTGACAATGCTAAGCTCGCAGCGATCTCAAAAGAAGTACGTAGGAACGAAGATGTGAAATTTGAGTGTGGATACGCTTCAGTTTCAGAGATTGATTACAACGACGTTGTTGAAACACGTAGGTCGAAAGAGCGTATATACGAGTTTGGTATGGATGAACCTTGGAGCGCCGGATGGGAGGTTGATGAATATCTAGACAATACCGAGTCTACAGTCGAAAATTGGGCAACAGATTTTTTGTCTGATCAAGGTGAAGAGTTCTACGATTATTACTACGATGACTTTGTTCACATAGAGCTTGGATACAACGATGTAGATGTTGAGGACATCAAGCCCGTGGATGAGCATCCAGTTGCATTGGCAATGACAGAACATCTAAAAGCTAAAGTAGCTGAAATGCACAACACTGTTGATGGTGACATAGGTCAGTTATCTGTGCAAATGCGTGATGGGAACCACAGAGTATTTGGGTCTCTCCACGGAGGCGAGCCCTTCGTTTATGTAACGGTATCAAAACAAAATGTGCGTAATGGTAATCCAAGATTACTAAAAGCTCTGGAGTAGTATCTATAGGCATGGATGCCCAGCACCAAGATGCTCTCGATAAAACAGGATTCTGGGGAAAGCAAGGTGCGGGGTGTATCTTCTTTTCCAAAAGGACTCAGCGATTCCTGATTCAGTATAGATCTAGCTACGTTTTAGAGCCTCATACATGGGGGACTTGGGGAGGTGCGATAGACGAAGGCGAAGCTCCTCAAGATGCTGTTAGGCGAGAAGTAGACGAGGAAGTTGGTTACGTTGGCAGGTACGACCTTCAGCATGTGTACACCTTTGAAGATGATGAAAGTGGATTTCGATATCATAACTTCGTAGCGGTGTGTGAGGACGAGTTTGAGCCAATTCTGAATTGGGAAGCAGATGACTACGAATGGTGCGAATTTGGTGATTGGCCAGAACCCCTACACTACGGGTTGGCAGATTTCCTTTATAATGCTGGTCATAAGTTGAAACTATTTATGAACATGGAAGAGACAAGTTCAACAATGGGGATTTCCAGCACATCAGCCCGTCCTGGTGCTATGAAGAGTAATGCAGCGATTTTCCTAAAGTGCTTTGATCCTGAGGAATGGGCAAAGAAAGAGAAAAAACGTAAAAAGCGTAGACTTCACGAGCGGGGGGATGACAAAAACATCGGTCGGTTGTCCAGTAAGTGCGTAAAGCTCTCAGGTATCCTCTCAGAGCAGCTTAAAGGGTTTGGTCTTGGTCCTAGCAGTCAGCTTCTAACCCGTGTCTCAGAATCGATTTCTGGACTTTCTGAGGTTCGTAAGGAAAATCGACATCTCAATCAAGCTGAGACGTTCCTAACCCTTCGCTTCATGGAGTGGATGGATAAGGTGAATTCCTTCCGTAGATCCGTTGATTATCTTTCTGATCCTGAGATCCACCGTTCCCGCGAGGAGTTTAGAGAGTTCGTGCAGGACATGCGTCCAAGACTCCAGAGACTTTCCGAAAAGATTGATGAGCTGAGGGAGAAATACTCAACTGAATTGAAAGAGCAGACAGCTCATAGTTATGCCCGACAAGTCGAGAACTGGTGCGAAGCTTTTGACCGGGAGTGGATTGATATCGGCTACAATCATTTTGATTGATCACATAATAAAAATACTGCCAGTAGCTTGACTTAGTAACTCATCCCAGTAGTACTCTAGAGTTCTGGCATAGCTGTGTAAGTCATCTTGGTAGAACATACCTCGCTGGGGCTGTCTATAGAAAGAAGCATTGTATGCCTCTTCATCAAATTCAGGCTCCTCATCATAGTCTGGTTCATCAGGATACTCAGGATCATAATCAGGGTGGTCCTCATCCATAGGGGGGTAAGTCATAAATTCAGATTTACGCTCCCAATCCCCATCTGGTTCGGGTTTATCAATCAAAGCAGGTCCGATAGGATCTGAGAATCTTATCTCACCATATTTTACCATACAAGCAAAGGCTTCATACACAAACTCGAAAGGTCTAGCCAATCTCCCCTTTTGACACGATATAAAATGCTGTTTGCCCACTGCTGTTAACAATGCACCCGCAAGCTCTTCTTGTTCGTAAATCCAGTTGTGTGATATATTACCATCATACATTCGAACCTTTTTAAATGGGTTTGTAATCCCATAAACATTATCACACAGATAACCAAGTAACTCATGGACACAAGCCTCCATCTCGGACATAGTGTACGCGAGACCTTTCTGATTTTTTCTTGCAGCCGCTTGAAAAACATGTGCAAGGCGATGTGAGAAATTCCACTCTTTAGCAATAGACACAAGATCATCACCAGTGTTATTTGTGAATACAACGGTGATTGCATCGGGATCAGCCTCGTCCCAAATTTGACGGAACCTGTTCTTGGCAGCTACACCTGAATCGTCATTGTCATCGATAGCGCCATATTCGACGTACCTAGAGTCCCCATCATGTTGAGGCTGTTCTCTCAACATGATAAAATCAAAAGTATGATTTATATTATCAAAGCGCTTCCTAATCTTAGGGATAGCGTCCCGCATGTTTTTGACAGTTTTACGGTCGTATGCGCCATAACTTCCACCGTCATCTTCATCAGCATATGGATCTAGATTACCGATCTTTGTGTCAGGATTCCAATCGCCTTGGAGGTCGAACCTCCCCACAGGCATTTCAAATAGTTGCAGGAACTTTTTTGAGGACATGTCAATATGTAGATACTGACATATGTAGCTAGTTACATTATTCCGTTCTCCACTTTCGATAACGTTCTTCTTGCTCCTCGCGCCGCTTATCTTGGCGCTCTTTCTGCTCCTTGATAAGGTCTTCTCCGTCAATAATGACATTGGTCGGCTCGATCGCTCGAATACACACATGGGGTTTGATTTGATCTGGAATATGGGCAAAACCGGACTTGGCATTACCTAAAGTATAATACACCTTTTTAGGAGGTCTCCAGCCGTGTAGCTGATTGTTCCCATAGCCTTGCCAATGCTCCTTGAATGAAGCAGGAGACAAAAGCTCGTCAGTGTCTATCCAAAATATTCCGTACAACATCAGTTATCGCGGCAGTTTGCTATCATCGTATCGATAGCATCTTTAAGATCTTCCCACTCTTCGGGCGCGATAAATATCTTCCCAGCATCTGAGTCATTTTGCTCTACCACAACATATTCTCCAGCAGCCTCATCTGCCATTGAGATTTTAGTCGTTGTCCCAGAGAACAGTGTAGGATCATCTTTCTGACATACTATTAGAGCAGTCACCCTTGTTTCCATATTAGGATTTTTCATAAAAAAGAGATGTGGTGTGGGGCAAACCGAAAACCCCACACCACTATGACACACCAAGAGGCGAAATTATTTAGCAACAGCTTCGCGCTTAAGTTTTGTTCGATCGTCTGAGTATTTCATGGCAATCAATGCCTTCAGAATAAGAGAGGCAATGGTTACCCAGAGACTGTTACCATCAAACAAGGTAGAATTTGCTAGAAGAGATTGGAGAACCTCAAGAAGAGGTGCTGCGGCACCTATCACGGTCAAGACTTTGGTTACGGCACTAGCAGCTTTGAATTCAGAAGTCCCGATACCTTGCCTAAGTGCATTAGTAGCGTCAGTTACTACTGGTGCTACCATGGCGTAATCTTTTTTGGCTTCGTTAAAAGCTCCGATTCCTTCCTTGATGATAGCAGGTAGATTTCTACGTCCACTGGGATTCTTGAGGAGATCAAAAAATTCGGTGTATTCCTCCGAGTTGTCTCGAAGTTCTTCGAGTGCTGCTTCGATTTCGTCTACGGTGAGTGTGCTCATGAGATTGCGATTTTACCTTTCTGATATGTTGCGGTTACTGGACCGGGATTAATGATTTCTGACCTAACGAACTTGTTAACGCCAAATGTGATATTCCCATAAAGGTCAACAGTTGATTCCAAAACAGGAGTTGCACCTTTAGGTAGAACGCTACTGGATGGAACTACGAAAAGTTTGTTAGGACTTCTCTTCGTACAATAGATAGTGACTTGATCGCCTCCAGCTTGCCAAGCTTGGTCTACTTCAAAGAGTTCTGCGACGAGATCAGTAGGGACAGTAATGCGATTTCTGGTTTTTGGAGTAATTTGAGCTTTCATCTCACGAGGTTTCACCCGTTATGAAATTTGTCAACTACTTTTTGACACTTTTTAATCGACCAGTATCGCCAACAAACTCTGGTAATCGTCGGGCTCCATAAGATCTTCAAAGCGTTCGGTCAGTTCCTCCATTGTCGTCCCCAATCTGATGCTGAGTTGTTCCAGCGCATCTTGAATACTGTGGAGGTCCGAATTGCTCATCAGTCTCGAAGGGCTGCGGCCAATTCATCAGCGTCTACGTCGATGTCGTGAGGCACCTCTTCTTCGGGAGGTTCAGGTTCATCCATCCCATAGCTACCTTCATCGTCCATAATGGCAGCTTCCAAATCGCTTTGCTCTGGATCATCATCCAGCCCCATCTCATCTCCAATTCCAGAAGCCTGTCCAATCGGGATTTCCTCAGTGCTGTTGATACCGAGATACTGAGCTAGTGTTTGGTCTCCGATCTGATCCAAAAAGCCAACCCAATTGACCAATTCAGCTTCCCAATTCAGCTTCCCAAGATAATGGGCTGCACGTGGATTTTTCTGGTAAAGCTTTTGAAGTAGAATCCCGATCGCCAAGTCAGCTTCTTTTGAAGTCAGTTGAGGATCATCGCCAGAATAAAGCTTGTGAAGATTGATCAGGTTCTTCAGAACACTGATGTCACCCTTAGCAAGCTTTTTCAACTCTTCATAGTAATCTTCCCCTTCGGTCAAGGAGTGTTCGAGTAAAAAAAGAGTTTTGCCGTATCTCATAGAGATATATAGCAACAAACATCAAGCTTCTTCCAAATCTTCGAGACGGTTCTCAGCTTTCAACTGAGCATACACGTCTGGATGGAAAATTAAGGTATTTCCGAACTTGAAAGCACCTCGTTTAGGATGTAGTTCAACACGATGAGATTTCCAGGGCTTCCAGAAAAGGCGTTGACACCATGGACGGGGAAATTCCACGTTTTCAACACAAAACGTCTCCGAGAGGACAACGCGTAGTCCTCCCAGAGAGTAAGGTGTTGATTCCAAATTCATCAGTCATCAAGTTTGTCATCTGCTAGAGTTGCCAGCATTGCATCAAAATTACCGTGTTGCTCATAAATACCGTCTTCGGGTAAATGAGCGTCTAAATCTTCAGGTTTGACAGTTCGCTCGAAAGTCAATGGCGGAAAAGTTTTCCCCATCTGAGTCAACTCCTCTTTAGCACGAGAAAAAAGACGCTCATCGCGCTCTGCTAGAGGAGTAGTGACCTCCAACTCAGGAGCTTTGAGTTTGCTAAATTCTGGACTGATTGAGATTTGCCTATTCCCATCTTTGTACAGAACAATAAGCTGCTGAGTCGATGCCCACTGACGAGTCGCTTCGTAAATTGCTTCACGAGCAGCCGTGACGAAGACCATACGCACATCTTTGTCTTTCAGATTTGACCGGACACGAGATACGGCAGGTTCAACGTCTTCATAAACGCCATTGGTTAGAGGAGTGTTGATGTACCAGATTTGAGGAATCTCCATTCCGGGGGGCATCCGGTTGCAAGGAAATTCTTTAATCCCAACTGCGATAAGAACATGCCAATAAAGTGAAGGGATGACAACTGACCAATCAAAAGGCATATCCCGATAGTAGTATTCGGATGCCAAAGTCAGATATTCATACTCGGTATGTCGGATCTGACTCTTAACCTGCTCCGCGAAACTGAAACCCAGAGACGAACCGTCTGCACGCTCTGTTGAAAGCGTAGCTCTTCGATTCATCACATCTTCCATGATGCCCTCTGAGAAAAGGTGTCTATTAATGAAAAAAGGAGGAGGTGTATGACTTTTATGGCGGCACATATGAGCAGTTACTGCATCTGTACAATAACGAAGTATCTCTGACATATCTTTTTCAAAGACATCTAAAAGCATTTCCTGTGTTTCAGCGCTTGGTCTGTAACTACCTTTCTCAGGCACATAGCCTAATAAGCCAGCTAAAGTAGCTTTGATAACAGACTGCACTTCGTTAGCAAAATCGTGATCCATATTGATAATTAGATGTAAGACTAATGAGTATCTGACAAAAGTCAAGGAGAATCATTCAAAGTTTTTAGCACGCTTTAATAATTTTGAACACTTGTAATTTTGAACACCTCGCGCCCCCACCGGGGATACCCCCTATTGTCTGGTAGAAGTTTTTCGAACTTTTTTTGAACGAAGTGTTTGTTTCAGTTGTCCCAACTTGCGCCTCGCGCGCATTAGATAGGGGTAGGGGCCCCTTAATAATAATCAGTACTAATTAGTCCTTTGCCCACTACGTGGGTAAAAAAAAACTACGTTTTCTTTTTCTCTTTCTCTTCCTCTTCAATCCGCGAAGGCTACCTTCGCGGATTATCGAGTTAGCGAGGTTCGCCAGGGTACTAAATTTAAGTACGCGCGCGTACGCGCACACACGCGTGGGGGCAAAACCCCGATCTGTCAAGCAGTTTTTTGTGACATTTTTCCAGTTATTTTTGAACTTGATTTTTACTCAGACTGTCGAAACCTACCAGCCAATGACACCTGAGACTTTAAAACCCTCGTTATCTAACGAGATTTGCCAGAAATGCGGCTTTTGCTTTCATAGTCCTCAACTCGATCCAACAGCGTTGGAATTCGACTTCACCCAAGGTGTTTATCTAAACGAAGAGGGTGAACTGGTTATGGGGATACCAGAGTTTACTCCTGAAGGGGGTTGGATCGTTTACATTGGGGAAGTCCCAGATCGTACAATCGATCAGGATTTGGGAATCTTGGCTGAAAGAGGATTTCGAGATGTGGCTAATGGGCTTGTCGAAGTTGGTCAGATCGATCGGGTCTGGTATCACCCTGCAACCAAGTGCCGTCCACTCATCGAGAGACAGATACCTGACCAAGACAACCCGAAGGTACGAAACAAGGTCATCGCTCCTCCGAAGAAGCTTTCTGTCACCCAGTATCAGAAATGTTGGAATTTTATCTGGCCAGACATCAAAGCAGTCAAACCCTCTGCATTTATTCTGGGGAGTCATGCCGCATGTAAGATGGTTTTAGGGAGTGGAGCCTTGAACAGCATGCAGGGAAAGCGCTACTTGGTCGATATTAATCTCGATGGGAAGGAAGTTAGTATCCCTACCTTTCCAGTTATCAATCAGGAGAATGTGCGTCAGGATGATCGTCTTCGCTGGCCAGACTTTATTCAAGAACTGAAGACTATTTTCCATAAGATCGACAATCCTATGTCCTTTGACTTTGTGGATGTTGATGGTTGGATGGATTTTGTTTGGGGGCTGACGATTGATCGAGTTAAGGATTGGTTCCGTCCTATTTGGGAAAAAACGGGATACCTCTATCCTCTTTCTTGGGATGTAGAGACATGCTCAGTTGATTATCTCTGGGGTGCTCATTTCAAGGTTGGTATTTTCTCTTTTGACAGCCCTCTCCAAGAGAAGCCTCTGATTGTGGTTACAAGTGACTACAAATACGCGAAAGAAGCCTTCGAGAAGTTCGCTCCTGAGGCTGAGAGATCCTTCGAGCAAGAGGAAGCGGATATCCTTAAAGAGCTTCAGAAGGTCCTAGAAGAGCCTTCTATACGAAAGATAGGTCACAACACCTCTTTCGATGAGAAAGCTGTCTACAGCCGTTACAAGTGGAATGTGAAGGGTTTCCTGGCTGATACGAGGATCATCGATTACATTCTGAATGCTGAGCAGCAAGGTGGGCGCACGCTGAACGATCTGATCCGGCGAGAACTACAATGGCTTCCAGAGTATTGGAAGGTCATGGATAAGTTCCGAGAGGAAAACCCAGATTTAGGCTACAACTACGTAGATTACCCGATCGATCTGGTCATACCTTACGCTGCGTATGACACCAAGACAGTTTCGATGATCTACGAGAAGGTGTTGAAGAAACTGATAGACGCAGCGGAAGAAGACTTCGGAGGTGAATTTCCAATTAGCGATGGAGACAACATCTCTGCGCCGACTTACTCACTGTTCCAATACCACTTCTTTGCAAGACGTATCCACTATCAGCTCTGTAACCACCTTGGCAAAGTTGGGCAGTACATCGACAAGGAACTGCTGGGGAAGGTGAGCGAGATTTATGAGAATGATCTTGCCGAGATGCAACGAGACTTGAGAGAAGATCCACTCGTCCAGCAGTTCGAGTGGACGTGGCTTCTTCGGTGCTACAAATCAGATTCTCAGAATGCCCGAAAGTTGGTGAAGCATTTAGAGCCTGTTCAGCGCATGGTCTCAGTCCGACATGGTAAACCAGTGGCGGAAGATGAAGTTCCCCCTCCATTAGATTGGAATCGTGACAAGGATATCCTCATGTCTGAGGAATTTGTGCAGTACAGACCTACAATGAGTTGGGGTTCTCCGAATCAGGTTCAGATGCTGTTTTATGAGTTCATGGGGTTAGAACCTCCCGGTTATACTGATGCTGACAATCCATCTACTGATCACGCGGCATTGGTGAGCTTGGCTTCGAGGCAAGAGTGTAAATTGGCAGACAAGCTTTTGAAGTACAGAGCGACTGAGAAGTTTCTGAGTGGCTTTATCAGACCATTCGCTTCAGAAGAGGATTCACTTATCAAAGCAGAAAATCTCGTCCATGCCGATTTTTTACCAGCGCATCCGAGGACAGGGCGACTTTCTTGTAAAGCTCCGAATATTCAGCAGCTTCCCCGTGATGGTCTGGTGAAAAAGCTCTACTGTAGCCGATTTACTGATAATCCCGGTAGAACAAAACGCGGCTGGATTATCCAGCGGGATTATTCTGGTTTGGAGGTCCGAGTGCTGGCATGTTTATCCCGCGATGAGCGTCTGGTGGATGATTTCCTGAACGGTCGAGACCCTCACTTTCGTACCCAGCGTAAATTCTTCGGTGAGCTGGCGGATAAACACAACAAGAACCAGCGGAGTATCTGTAAAAACGTTCTGTTCGGTCGGCTGTATGGTCAGACAGCTTATGGTCTGCTTTTCCTGCTTCGAGGTAGAGGCATCAAATCTCCTTTTACGGGCGAGGAGATTACTTTGCAGGAGTGTGAGTTGCTAAACCAGATGATCGACGACCTCTACGAGGGTGTTGCTGAGTGGGTTAATAATGCCCATGCACAGGGTATCCTGAAAAAGCATGTTTGCAGTCCCTTTGGGTTTGTCAGACCCTTGCCAGTGCTGAAGTCTTGGCAACGTTACATGGAGGGGATCGAGAACTACGACAAATCGCGAAGTTTCGGGTTTTTGAAGTCCGAAATTAAAGCTGCTCTGAGGAAGGCTCAAAATTCGCCAATTCAGAGTTCAGCGTCGGATCTTACTGTGTTTGCTGGATGGGAGGTCAAGAAACGTATTGATGCTGCTGGTATCAAAGCAGAGGTAATTGCTTTGGTGCATGACTCTATTTGGGTAGATTGCGCGTTAGATAGTGATGTGAGTCGCGTGATCAAGATCATGAAGGATGTCATGGATTTTGCGCCCGAATGGTTGCCTAATTGCTTGCCAGGATTTGATCCTAGCTGGATGATAGTTCCTATTATTGGGGAATCCGAGTTTGGGCTCAACGCCAAGGACACTTTTACTTCGTGCGAGGAACCCTCATCTTATCATCCAGACGATAAACTCGTGGTGGAGGTCGCTAATGATTTTCTGTCGGAGAATGCTGTTGCGAATCTCGTAGGTGTGGATAAGTCTAACGAGAAGTGGTGGAAAGTGCCCTTCGATGATAATCTTCCGATCTTGAAAAAAGCGTTGCACGCTAAGAAAAATGCGTTCTAATCCAAAGGAGATATGGATGCTATATACCTGCTACACAGTGACGAACTCGGAGAATACGAGTGGAGTGACTATTACATGTTTGAGCGATCACGCGCCGAAGATGAGGCAGACCAGAGAAATCGAGATTGGCACGAAAACAACGATCCATACGGAGAAAAAGAATATACCGGAGGTGGGCCGTGGTCGGTCATGCAATACCGATTTCAACAACGATTGAGATGAGCCACGGCGCGGAAAGACTAATCTTCGGAAATGCCGCTTTGATCTGCTGATGAGTGTAATCCTGAATAAATTCCTGCTATGTCATACGCCAATATAAAGAAAAATGCACAAAGTGAAAAAAAAAAAAAGAACTTGTAATAACTGCACAATGTGCGAATATAAGGCATGGAAACAACTACAAGAGATAGAAGGATTGAGCGGATTGAAAGAGAATTGGATGAACTTACCCCGTTGCTTTCCCTCGATGTTTCAGACCAACCAAAAGCACTTCAACTTATTTTTAACGAATTTGTTGAGAGGTTTGAAAAAATCAAAGACGTTGATTACAAGGAGTTAGAGCCTCGTGATTTACGGATGCACTCAGGAGAAATCCATGAGATTTTGGGCAACCTGAAAAAGTTCGCTTAATGTTTCACCCTTTCCCCTAGAAAACTGATATCACTTGGGAGAGAGAAAAAGATCGTCAGAAACCTACTGGACAGGTGTTCTATTTGGATTGGAGTACAAAGACTCAAGTTGTACACCAATCCAATCTCATGCAGTAACTTGTGAAGGTGTTTTCTAAATTGTTCGGTGGGGAGACTAAAGGTAAAGCGCCTATAGGTGTTCCCAAAGCAGATGTTCCAACTTGGCCAAGTTCGGAAGAGAGAGAATATTACCTAGATCTTTTAGATTCCTTAAGGTATGCCAAGACAGGTGTACAAGCTGAGATAGCTCGTAGAATCGGTTGCAAGCGCCAGTATGTTTGCCAGATATTCAATGCGCCTGATCCGTTCGGTACCACAGGCTACAAAGCACGCGCAGTGTGGGAGACCCTCCCAAATGTTCTTAAAGAAGACAAATCATTTTTAGAAGCCAAGCCTATGCTCGAAGCTTTAGAAGCAGGACACGACATAGAGCTTCGCACAAACGACACTGATTTCGTGAAGTTTCTGAATCGTAAGATCAAACAGTTTGGATTCAAGCTTCAAGTGTCTTGTAAACCTGAGAAGGGTAAAAATATCTCTATCTATCTCTACCAACATGAAAAAAGCGGCGAAACTGAATAAAGATGCTTGTGAGGAGGGAGGTACGTTTGTATCATCACCTCAACAGTCAGTCTACATCAATAATGAGTTGGTGTGTGTGGTTGGGACCATGACTTCACCTCACACTGATGATCTGATTATAGGGAAGTTTACAAGCGGAAGTGGGACCGTAAAATGCGAGAACCAAAGTGTGTGCCGAGAAGGAGATGATCTAGATTGTGGACATAATGTATCAAATCTCTCAGAAAAAGTGTTCGTAGGAGATTGAAATGATTTATGCTCTAGCACTAGTTTCTAACAATCAAACAACGTCTGGATGGATACTACCCTTTCCAGACGATGAATCTGCCCTTAAGTATGCTCAAGAAGAGTGGACAAACGCTACTTTAAGATGGGGCGCTGCGGAGGAATGGGATTTAAAACTTTGGAGATTAGAGGATTCTGTAGCAATCTCGGTAGACGTGTCAGAATGGCAAGAGGAATTGGAAGAACAAAGAACCGACAGAGAAAAGAGAAAAGAAACAGACTTCAAACTAGCCCATATCGGGACACTTTTGAGAGAGCGTCCCGAACTTGCTCAGAAAGTAGTTGAATTTACAAACACAGAATTTCAAAAGAAATAATTATGGCATTAGAATCAAACTTGAACTCGATGAAGATTCCTGCTAGGGAGCAGGTGCATAAACTTCCATCTGGATGTTACACTTACGGGGATTCACTCCCGAAAGAACTGGCAATCAAACCCTATAGCTTTGTTACAGAGGGTTATCTCATTTCTAACAGGAAGTGGCACGATAAGATGAAAGCCATTTTGGAGAAGGTAACTGTCTTTCCCGAAGGTTTCGACCTAGACCAGCTATTGGTTGCTGATGCGTACTTTATCTTTGCATGCGCTAGGGCTTTGACTTATGGAGAGCACTACACCTTCACTACAAAGTGCCCTGCTTGTGGTCACGAAGAAAAACACACCTTCTCGGTGCCAGAAGAACTTCCTGTCCACATCTGGTTCAACGGAGATGATCCTATCAAGCCGAAGAAAGGTTCGGACGTGAACGCGCCTGAAAATGTATCCAAACGTGGAGGTTCTATGGTCGATGATAAGTTCTTCACAGTCGAGCTTCCCTACATCAAAGACGCTGTTCAGCTCCAATTCCCTACATTGGGAGGCGAAAGGCTTCTGGGCGAGCGTTTTGCAACTCTTGAGAAGAGCGGTGCCACTAACGTGACTGAAGAGCAGGAAATTGCGCGTATTGCGAGTCACATCCATTCTGTCAATGGAGGTATGCCTGATACGCCTTTCGAAGCTGAAGATTATGTGAAAGCTATCGAAGGTGTTGATATGGTCGCCTTGTCAGATGCTATCACTGAGAAGGAATGTGGAATTTCGTTTACAGGAGAGATTGAATGTGAAAATTGCGGTCACGTCTATCCGAATGAGCTACCGCTAAGAGCCGACTTTTTTCGTCGGAGCCGAAGTTAGCGAACGCGCACTTCGGCAGCATCAATTAAACTACAGACTGATCCTTGAGATTTGCCGTTTTGGTGGAGGGCAACAATCGTTTCTAGTGAATGAGCCTCTAAACTTGGTTATGGAGTGGCATAGAACCACAAAGGAGCTGATGGAAGATTACCCTCCTATGTCTATCTAACGGCAGCACACTCAAGAGTTACATCGATAGATGCTGGAGTCCCTTCGGTTTGTGAGTCGAGAGCCGAAGGTGTAACGTTACTTGGCCAGCAGCCTTCCATGGTCCAGTCTGCTACCTTTCCCCCTCCTGGACCATGTAATGAGACTACCGCTGTCCCCGCAATTTCATGGAACAGTGCTACATTATCAGTTCTGACATCGTAGATTAAACTAGACCAATTCTTCCAGAATCTCCAAGCTTCAGTATCATTGAAAATGAAGAATGAGAGACTTGCACTTCCGCTGCTTTTATTACCTGGAATAGGTACCAGCATATTTCGTCCAAGCATTGGGTTAGGAGAAATACTTGTCCCAGCAGGGCTTAGGTTTCGACACATAATCCCTCCCCTGAAAGAACCAGCAGGTGCTGATACCAATATGTCACCATGACACGAACGCATTGGTTCTGCCGTTGGAGCAATTCTGCCGAATACACTTGAAAATCCCATTAGGCTGTTACAGTTTTCTTAATTGGCTCAGATGGCGTAGGACGATGGTAAACAGTGCTAAGAATTTCATTATCTACGTTGGAAGTCTAGTCGTTTTGAGGTTACTTGTTCGATAGTCCCTGTCAATCCTCCTGTCCCATAAGGAGCCCTAACAGTCACTTCCGTAGCTGAAGCTGAGAGCGCTTCGCTACTGATATCTCCTCCAAGGATCTCGACATCTTTGACAAGAATACCATCGAGTGTTTCAAGCCCTGTGCCATTGACTGTTGTTAAGGTCACAACGTCTTCGTTTCGAAGTGCCCCAGAGTCCGTAGCTACAAACCTGAGATTTATAGATACCGTAGTCGAGTTGGGTGTTGATTGGATTTGGTAAGAGCCGTCTGAGCTGGAGCTGCCAATAATTGTAACATCATCTCCAGCTTTATACTCTTGGTCGTAACCTCCTGATATCGTTAGTACAGATGCTTCGCTAGTAACTGTTCCTGCAACATCATTAGCAACATAAGGAGTGTCGATCCATATTTGGTTAGATACTTCGAAATTATTCACAATAATATGGTCCCCGTTGTAACTAGCAGAACCAGAGATAGAGATAGGATCTTCGATATTGAATTGTGAGGAATCGGCAACTTCAATTAAAGTCGCGCTACTTACATAAGAGGCAATGCCTGTCTCCGAAGCAACGAAAGTATCCGTTATTTCAATCTGATTGCCTACAGCGGCTACGATTGTGTGCGTTCCATTATAACTCGTGGTTCCTGTAATGGAGATATCATCTCCAGATCCGAGATGAGATGGATAGAAATTCAAATTCAACAAGATATTACCAAGAGTAGTACTCTCTTCAACCGACTGAATAGCAGACGATGTCCAATTGGAGTAGATGTCTCCTGTTTCATCTGCGACATAAGCTACATCAAGACGAATCCTATCGTTTCCAGTGTCAACTTCCAAAACAGTTTGAGTGCCGTTGTAGCTTGTCGAGTTACTGATAATAGCCTCGAATCCCTCTATCCACAAGCTGTCGTCTGATACGGCTATCCAAACACCTCCTCCATCTCCTGTAGCATCTGTAATGGCGTTACCCGTCTCTACAGCGACAGGAGGTTGTGAGGATACGATGGAGTCTGTAGCAGTGCTTTGAGCAATTGCTGTGAAGTTCTTTTGAAATCTCGATGTGTCGCTGACAAGACTGCTATATTGCGGGTAGATGTTAGAATCAGGAGGACCCGCAGAAAGAACATGTAGGTAGCCTAATACGGTATCAATATTAGGTGAACCATTTATGTCTTCGACACTGATTTCAAAAACCCCTGTCGAAGTTGTTTCTAGTTTGAAAATCCAGTTCCCGTAACGATCGACAATTGAACCTTGTAGGACTGTCATTTCCAGTGCGCCCAGTGTCAGGACAAGTTCAGTAGGGTCATAAGTGTTGTTACTCAATGCTACCAGAACAGTGGTTGCTGAAGACAATGCGCTGTAAGTGTGGGATGTACAAAAACCGCCACTTTCGTTTGATGAGTAGGACGCAGTTACAAAGATTTTTGTCGAGGTAACACTATCGATCTTATACTCGCCAGCATACTGTGGGCTCGCAGTTACTATCAGTGTTTGGTTAGCTGAAAAACCAGTAGTCGAATCAACTGTAAAGCTAATTTGCCCCCCACCTTCGTCTGTGACGGCTGTAAACTGTTGTTGGGCGGATGAACGTGTCTTCAAACGACCCACTACCTCAACAGCATTGCCATTATCGACAGGATCGTCCCACGTGAAGTACAAGTTCGATGTTGTCGGAACATAACTCTCACTGATTCGCCAAGAATTGCTAGATGGGTAAAGTGTGATCGATTGAGACGGAATGGTCAGAACGGTATCTGCGTTCCTACCAGTTGAGTTTTCTGCTGTAATCAACACAACAGTGCTGTTATTTGAGGTTTTCTCGATTCGAATTGGATCGATGAATCCAGTAGGTACTGGTAGTGTGACTGTTACAACATCTGTGTTGTTGACCAGAATCTCTCTATCTGTGTTTGTAACGGTGTAATCTGCTGTGATTGTAGATGGCGCGGTTGGCTCCGTCAGAATTCTTTTTGTAGAATACATCGGCTCACCTGTTGTGCTGCTAACGAACAACCCTGTGCCAGATGCTTGTGATGATAGCACAATAGGACCAGTCATAGTATCACCAGCCAGAGGCAGCAACTCGTGATCCCCAGTAATGGCTCCAGTCATTACCCCTCCAGCCAGTGATAGGAAGTTCACACTGATGTCTCCTGCAAATACGTCATCGACATACTTTTTGGTAGCAGCGTGTAAATCAGAAGTTGGCGCTGAATGTAGGGTTACAAACCCTGTCATTGTCCCTCCTACAAGGGCAAGGGAGGCATTTCCAAGAGTAGTTATGCTGTCGTCAACATACTTTTTAGTGGATGCGTGAAGATCAACCGTAGGTGCTCCTGACAAGGTAAGCGCTCCAGTCATTGTACCCCCAGCCAAAGATAATTTCAGATTATCGGCAGTGTCAACATAGTTCTTGGTAGCCGCATGGTTTGCGTTGGAGGGGCTTCCGCTGAGTGTCAGTAGTCCCGTCATTGTGCCTCCCGTTAGAGGAACCATTGTATCGACGTATTGCTTTGGCGCAGCTTGTAGATCAGAAATTGGGTTGGCATGAAGGGTGATATACCCCGTCATTGTACCGCCACTTTTTGATAGTTTCTGGTCCGCATAATCCTTGTCGATAGCATGAGTTCCAAGGGTGTAGGTCCCATTCAGATTCAGCGCCCCTGTCATAGTGGCTCCTGTGGTCTGTATGAAGCCTGAACCTATTGCATCGACATAATCTTTGGTGGCAGCGTGAAGTCCTGAGGAGGGTGCTCCTGACAAGGTAAGCGCTCCAGTCATTGTTCCACCAGCCAATGGCAGCTTTGTATCAACATACGCTTTGTTAGTAAGATGTGTTGATACGGTTGGAGTTACAGATGTAAGAACTGCCCCAGTAAGTGTCCCTCCTGTAAGTGATAACTTACCGTCTAGAGTGGTCTGTAAGTTAGTGATTTTTGAGATACTGAGAGTATCAACTTGAGTGTCAGTGATTTTCGTGTTCTCCCAACCCCCAGCAGTTTTGAAAATACCTTCACCCTCATTGAAATCACCTTCATTAATTCCAAAAAAAGCTTCAGGTGATGAGAGGGAGAAAGGACCATAGTTTGTTGTATCAACATCGGGCGTTGTTGTGCCTGTTACCTCATTTAAAACTATGTAGTAGGTTCCTCCATAGTAGACTAGGTTCCCAGGAACGTACCTTGTGTTTTGACCCCATGTTCCGACTGTGCTTAGACCAATAGTGTTGGTCGGAACTTTAGGTGATACGAATGCAGTTTCGACTTGAGTGACCAGTTTTAGATGTTTGTCTTCAATCGCATTTAAGGTCGCTGGTAGAAGCTCATTAGCAAAGAAGGTTGCTATCTGCTTTGATTCTACTATACGACTTTGTTGCGAAGCATCACTATCGAGATAGTAAATCGGGTGCGCGTATGTCGTAAGGTTCTGTATGCTGAATTCAGGCATACAAATAGATACTATCTTTTTGCATTGCGTCTCATCTTAACTGCTGGATGCTCTTCAGCTTCAGTTTTTGTCGATTCAACAATACCTGAAGTAAAGTTGTCACCACAAGATTTAGCAAAAGATCTTTGTTCTTGAAGAGATTCTTGAAGATTCCCAGCTTTAGGCGCAGATTCCCACAAGAAAGGATTAGGCTTCCAAGTTTCCATACCGCTACACCTACCTCCTCCTTGAATATCTGCAACGTCCGAAATAGCTCTTTTGATTTTCTTGAAGCTAGTTTCGATCAGAAGGGTGTTTTCTTTACGGGCACTTTCAGTTAAGGTAGTTCGATGATTTCTGATCTCGGAAACAACACCAGACACCCTTTGAACTAGTGACTCATTTAGTGAGGTCCCTAGATACTTGGAGTTATGCTCTGGCAAGGGTTCCTCATCTTCCATGTGATCTTCCAAGCCGAGTTCGTCGCCTATACCTCCAGCTTCGCCTTCGTCCATTTCTCCTCCAAGACCTCCTGCGAAGCCACCTCCCATCATTCCACCCATACCGCCCATAGCACCTCCTTCAGCACCTTCTGGACCATTTTCACCGTGGATAGCTCGTTCGATAGCTGTCGAGAGCTTAGCCAAGTCGATGAAGTGACGGGGTACATGGAGGTACTCCTTGAATACCAAGTCCATGATATCACGGTTTGGTATTTCAAGTGATTGACACAACCCAACGAGGGTATTAGCGATATCAGCTTGTCTTTCGATAGTCGCAGCATTCAGCTCCTCTTCCAAGGCACTGATTTTACTCATCTCAACCTCAATTTTGTATTGGCTGGGATCGATACCTTTGAAGGCAAGGTGTAGGTGTCCAAGTTTTAGAACACCTTCAACTATGGGCTTCCGCAATGTCCGAATCATTCGGGCAAACCGGATATCTTGGGAAACAAGTGAAGCCTGTGCAATGCCCGTATTCTCCTCCCAACCTAAATAGGCTTTAGGCACACGTGCTTGCATGAAGAGCTGCTTCCAGAGCAGGTCCATATCATACACGTCAGGTATGTCTTTGTCACCCTGCATTGGTTCGATGGAAGTAGTCTCATCTTTCCTCTTTGGAAAGAACAACATGCTGTCCATAGCAGGTGGGTTGAATCGACTATCCAATCGACTCTGAACAGGATCGACCACCATTGCATTACGCAACAGCATTTTGAACATGTTAACTTCTTCAGCCGCTTCAAAAGGAGATTTATTTCCTGTATCAATGAACATCGCATGTCTAGTAGGCATCATATGCATGCGATACTGAACCATCTGGTCAGTAGCCATTTTAAGACGTTTGTATAATGGCCAAGCAGCGTCCAAAAGACCTGTGCCATATTCCGTATTGGAATCTTCCATACGACGGAAATGAATAAACTCCCATGGAGCAAAAATTTCAATACCTTTACCTCCCTGACCGAGTTTGATAACATTATCAGTATCAGGCTCCTGCTCTTTCCAGTGGAATCCAAGGAGTTTTCTTGTAGTCTTGTCCCAGACACGCTCTACATCGGTCAGGGGTACGCTGACAAGCTGCTCAATACCATTTTCTTGACTTCGCAAAATTCGTTTGTAGTCATTACCTGTTCCGGCAACCTTTTTGCAAATAGAATAGACAATATTCTCGATACCGACTCTATCGAGCATGTCATTTAACTCTTCTTCGATAGTTCCATCGGTACATGTAAACCAGACGGTCTTTTTTGTGTTGATGTCAGGCTGAGCACACTCTTCTGCGATAAGCTCAATAAAGGGACTGACAAATTCAGACTTTGCCATGTACTCCAATTCTGCCAGATGATCAACAGTCCCCTCATTTGGGGTAATCTGATCGAAATAATAGGTCGTGCCTTTAGGCTTTTCAGCAAAGCCATTTTTTTGGTCAAAAGTAAGGATATCATCCTGTTCTTGGCGAGTTAGGTTATCAGGACGAGGCTGTAACCACCCGAAGAGGTTCCAAAGTTGACTTCTTGATCCACTTGACTTAGGCATTATACAATTTGGTTGTTAATACTTAGAACACCGAGAGTGATCTTCTCTGAGTCACTCGGTACGACTTGTTCTGCTATGCCATCAACCGAGTTGAATCGTACATCTGAGGTAGTCACATTAGGGATGCTCTGAACCAGTGTTCTTAACGTGCTCCTGATTAGCGGTTCTTCTGGACGGAGTGTCTGGCTGAAGTACTGACGTATTTTACGTGCAATGTTAGATGTTACAAGAGGGGACGTAGTATTACCAATCGAGTATGTGATGAAGATATCAATCGGACGCTCAAATTGCCATCCATAGGGAAGATACGCGCTATTTGTAACGACAGCATTCAATGAGTAGTCTTCTTCGAGAAGCTGGTCAGCTTGGAGAGACAACGTGTTAGATGTCTTGGCAATAACCGTAGAGGTAGTTGGTGTTTTCGATGTTTCAAAAATCGAAACAGTTCCTTGCTCTACAAAAAGATTTGGATCAGAAACCTGTACCGCTGATGCTCCTGCTGATGCCGCAGCATTCAACCGTGTCAGACTAGGTAGCTGCATGGTGTTAGAGAACAACTCGTAATCATTGGCTGGAATAAGATCCTGACTGGGGTAGATGAACTGACAAAACTTGACCTCCGCTACAGCTTCAACAGCCTCATAAAGGTTTGATAACCGAAGAGGATCTCCAGGCTTCAAATCAACAAAAATCTGATTGATTGCACTCTGGACTTTCTGCTCGACCTTAACCGAATCAGCACCCTTCTCAAAGCAGTAGCGCATTTCGATTGGTGTGGGTGTGACAATACCATCAACGATCACAACCTCATCAGTTACGAGTTTTCTAGCATTCAGGTATTCGAGGAGTGCACGCTTTAGAGTCAGTGAGGGCGCTGTCAACTGACCGTTTGATCCCTCCACCCAAGTGTACACCCAAATGATATTTTGTTCTCGTGGAACGAGGTTCTTGTGGATAACGCCCTTTGCTACTTTGACTCTTCCCGCAATAGGATCACTGAAGTTAGACGCAAGATACTCATAATCTTCGATGGTAACTGCCCTATCGTTAGTTCTAATGTGTGCCGGGATGTTCTTTTTGAGATCCTGAAGAGATTCCCTGTCTTGACCACCCGTACCTACAGTGTATGTGTTGGATAGGTAAAGCTGGATAGATGTGCTAGCACTTCCAAAACTATCGCCAATCGTGATAGACGTGTCGATTAAGTTTTGTGAAATATTACCTTTTGAGCCTCCTCCGATGCGATAGTGAATTTCGATTGTAGCTTCTGAGGGAACCAACGACCCAAAAACACCATCTCCAAACTGAACAGTGAATCGGTCATTATTATCAAAATCGACTTGGAAAGAACGACTGTCAGGACCTTCAAAAAGAAGAGAAACCGTTTCTGTCCATTGGATACCATTGACATAGACATCGATACCGCTCCCCGCAACACCAGTCAGTTGAGAAGACCCTGATGCTGTTGGTGTATCCAAAGAGCCCATGACAACAGGGAAATAAGCACCTTCAACAATGTAGTTTTTTCGGGATTCTAATTCACTAGGAGCGGTTGCACGGTCTATCTTAGATTCTCCTTGAATCAAGACAACGTTTCGAGATTCAATCGTCCACTTACCACTCCAGACGGCTGTCCCAGACCATGCACGGTCGAGATAGATAATCGAGTTGTCATACACATCATAGTCGAACTTTGAAGTGGAGATGATAGCATACTCATCTTTCGGAGGTGATGGTATGCTAGTAAAGGATGTGCCATTCCACTCGTTTCCGAGTTTGAGAATATGACCCGCTTGAACGCGCTGACTAAAATTGATATCACTGGGAAAACGCTCCCCGTTTTCGTCCACCAAAGTGGCTACGGAACTTCCTGGTTCGAGCTTCACCAGTGCCTTAACCTCAGTCACATTAGTGGTATTAGGAACAGTGCCTTTAATATCACCATATTTTAGAATCTCGTGCGTTGGATTGACATAGCCTTCTTCGAGAAACGTATCTTCAGCCACTTCCCACGGTTGACCCATTTTATCTCGGATTTGCACACCTTGTCGGATGACAAATCTCTCCCCGGTAGAAGGAGCACGAGAGGCTGAGGCATAAACAGGAACTGAAGCACTGGTATTGCGTCGGATTTGGTAAGAGTTTTGCCGCGCAAAATGCATGGCGCTCTCTCGAAGCTGAAGAGTATCCAGAAATGACTCCAGAGCCTGTCTGTCAAGAGTGTATCCCAGCAATGTGCTGTTGTATGCAATGGCTTCTAGCAGGGCAGTACTCAAATCCCCATCGAAGAAAGAAGTCCAGTCTTCGGGGTGTCGAATTCGGATAAATTCCTTAAGAGCTTCCAGGTTGGTATCCCAGTCTCTGGCAGTAAAGTCAAATTGAGGTCTGTCCATCTTGAATAAATAGAACAAATTTCTTGACAAAAAGAAAACCCATTGGAAACTCTTGCGATGATCGAACTGGAGCAATTGGCGCTGAAAAATTTTTGGAACATCTCTGATGAGGTTGTACCTTTGAAAGACCAAGGTCTTGTAATGGTCAGGGGCGAAAACGGGGATGGTAAAACAGGTATGTTCATAGAAGCACCTTTTTATGCCCTGTTTGGTAAATCAATTCGGACTGATAAGAGCGTTGGTGCGAAACTCTGGACACGCGGTACTCGTGGAGGTTATGTGCAACTAACACTCAATGATGGTAAGAATCGTTACACCATCATTCGTGCCAGAGGTATGAAAAAAGCAGATGGGATACCAAATGGACTCTCCGTTCTCTGCAACGACAAGGACATGACTCGGGGCACAACTGCTGATACTCAAAAAATGATAGAGGATCAGATTCTCTGTATCAACCCTCAAACTGCTCGCCACTCGATGTTTTACAGTGCGGAGATAATGTCCTTCCCAACAATGGGTGACAAGCAGAAGAAAGAGATCCTTGATAATCTTCTACAGTTCGATCAGATCGAGCTGGCACTGAAAGAGACTAGGAAGATAATGATGGAATATGCTAATTCTGTCAATGTTGTTAAGGAGGTCATTTCAAAGTGTGAGCATGATGTCAAAAATTGGAGGGATATGCTTAACCGCATGAAAGCGGAGGTTGCCAGTTGGGATGAAAAACATGCAAGCGAATTATTACATGTCACCCAAGGTCTTAGGGAGATCCAAGATGTTGTGCAGAGGAAGCAAGATGAGTATGATCAGGAGCAGCTCAAAGAAGGGATGTTTGATCAGAATATAAGGGAAGCTCAAGATGCTTTGATACAAGTCCAAGAAGAGCATACTGAGGTTGAAAAGCACTATGCTGAGGCATCTCGTCAATACTATGAAAATTTCGGTAGTCTGCAAGCGGAACTGAAAGCGTTGAAAGCGAACCATGCGAAGCTATCTTCTTTAGATGGACTTCATAACTGTTCTTTGTGCGGATCGGAATTGGATGAAGCTGAGAATGCAAAACAGATAGAAGGACTCGTTGCAGAGATAAAGACTGCGACTGAGCGTATTGAAGAAGCAAAAAAAACGGAAATCCCTTTTACCCAAGACCTTACTCGGTTGGCAAGTTTATTGAGCGATCGAAATACGGATTTGAAGAAGTCAGAGCAAGAAAAGAGCTTGTGGAAAACCGTTGTTGATAATCTCTGGACGGCAGTTGAAAGAGAGAAACTCGGAGAGCGGGAGATGTCAGATAAGCTGGCGGCATTACAAGAAGCTACGAATGATTTCATCCCGTTGATGGATGATGCTCAAGAGAAATTCGATGCTGCTGTAGCTGAGTTGAAAACTCAGGAGACTGAGTTATCCCGATTACAGGAGGAGAGTGCAGATGAGTATCTCCTCGATGAGGCATTCGGTCTAAAAGGGTTCAGGTCTGATCTTTTAGCACAAGCTATCCCTCAGCTAAATTTGAACGCAGAGGAGTTAAGACAGGTCTTAGAAACGAACTTGAGCGTGAACTTCAGGATGAATGCCGAAGGGGAAGCCTATGCCGGAACATTTAACGTCGATGTCCATAACCCTGATGGAGCAGCCTCATACGAGTGGGATAGTCGGGGAGAACGTAGACGGGTTGACATGATGATCATCATGAGCTTGCTCAAGCTTGCCCAATCAAGAGGGGTTCATTCTTTTGGACAAGCTTTCCTTGACGAACCGTTCGAGTCATTGGATAATAAGGGGCAGCAATCGATGAATCGCCTTTTCAAGTACGTGACACAAGGAAAAAGCAGCGTTTTTATGATTGCCCATACCTTGGAAGAGTTTGAGGGTTCCGTCGATCAGATTTGGAGAGTCGAGAATGGAAAACTGATAAGGTAATGAATGATCAAGAACTTATAGAATGGCTTCGGCTAAATTCATCAGGAGTTTATAGACCGTCCGCGTTAGCTGCGGACAGGCTTGAAGAACTCATTAAAGGAATCAAAGAGCATAGAGATACCTTTCCAGATGGACCACTTGACGGAGAAGAGAAACTGTGGAAACTAGTAGAAGATAGATAGGATTTTACGTATGATAATCGCATTCGAAGGAATAGATGGGTCTGGGAAAACAACTCAGGCAAAACGCTTGGCAGAGCGCCTCGATACTGAAGTGTTCCATCCTTTTGATGAACTGGGTCTAGGTAATGAGATAAGGAATTTCCTGAACGAGAACCAAGATGAAGCAACTCAGTGCCTTCTCATGGCGCTCCTGCATGCACGGATGGGAGAGGTCTTAATGGGCAGGGAAATCGCAGGAGAAGTGACAATCATGGACCGGAGTGTCTACACATTCTATGCCTACCAGTCTCGTTACCTGTCATCAAGTAACGGCGCGTTGGTAACTGCCCTTATGGAGCCCTGCATTGTCAAGCCTCATTTGGTGATCCTTCTTGACATCGATCCCCTAACGGCTTCGAGTCGAATCAACGATAGGGAAGAGATAGACAACTTCAACGACTATGGTTTCCAGACAGTAACTCGGACACGTTATTTGGAGCTTGCTAAGGACCTAAACGGTGTGAGCGAGGACAATCAGTGGCTGGTCTTTGAAGGAGATAATGACCTCGACCAGCTTGATAATGACATCAGTGCAGAAGTTGATTTTCTAATGCCATGAACTACCAGAACTTCAAACAACCAAAGACTTACTTTGTAGGCCAGACTGTCCTTTGCCCCGTGGGGATGGAACAATACCTTCGAGATACAGGGCAAGAAGCATTACTTCAGGATATACATGAAGCAGCCGAAAGTGGATTATCGACTGGTGAGATCCTCTGCTCTTTCTACGCAAAAGCGTGTTATGCAGCCCTTCAACAATATATATACACCGTACAGTATGAGTAATTTCTACATTGAGACCAACCGAGCAAACCTCTGTCAAAAGATAGGTATTTCTATCTTGATTAAGAGAGTTTGTAACTTCTTGGAGAAGAAGGGTTGGGCTCGTGGAGAAACAGATCGAAGGACAGTCGGAAACTTTCTTCGTCTTTTTGTGCTGTCATTTCTTGAGTTGGAGTTCTTAGGAGAAGAAGAACCTAAACCTAAGAAAAAACCAAAATGGCTAAAGATCAAGAAAAAGAAGAAAAGACCTCACCGGAGGATTTTGAGAACCCGATTTTCTTCAATAAGGTAGTAGATGGCGAGGTAAAGCAATTTATCGTTGAAGGTAATGAAGAGATTTTAGTGACAAGATCTTTCTTGGCTGAAGTGTCTTCGAGCTTGGAGCTTGCAATTCGTTCTAATGCTTTCGAAAAAGCGCCTCTAGATGTCATCAAAAAGACTACAGATCTCTCGGTAGCCTGTCGAGACAGATCTATAAACTAAGCATTTTTATTCTGACCTTCAGAATAAATTTGTTGTTCGGTATGCCTCCCCTAGTTATTTGGGAAAGAACGAATCATGCGTACCCTACGAGAACAGCTTGAAACTCAGCAGAATCCTTTTATGGATACTGTGATTTCATATCTGGAAGAACTTGAGTTATTAGCATCGGTTGAAGGCTTCAATTGGGATGGAGAGGCTAATTCCTGTCTGCTCCGATTGAGTCCTGTCAATGTTGATGACTATGAGGCTCTGAAAGATGAAGTCGTTAAGCGTCTTCGAGCAGCCGGAAAACAAGTTCGATTTAAAGCAGCTTGTCTGGAGGTGAATCTCTCGAATGTACCAAACATGATTTTCAAACTAACCCAAAAACAATAAAGAAATGGCAGCTAATCTAGTAGACGACTTGGCAGTGGCTACTCTCAACGAGGAAGACATTGCAGTTTACCAAGTCAAAGAAAAAACTGGTAAGATGAATTTCCTTTTCTTCAACAACGGTGAGAAGATCGCTCGTGCTGGAGAAGGCGGAATGAAGGCAGGATCAACCCTGAAATTCAACATCTATGAATCCAACGACCGTGTAACATGGACATCACTAACAGCCGCTGGCGCAGCTACTGCTGTTGTCGCTGATGCTACAGGTGGTGCTTCAGAAGATCTATTCACTGATAACGACCACGGTTTAACCAACAACGATATTATCACCTTCGGTGGTACTGCCGTTCCGACCGGAATTGTAGAAGGTCAAGAGTATTACGTCATCGACGCTACTACAAACACTTTCCGAGTTTCGGCTACCAAGGGTGGCGCAGTTGTTGACTTCGATGATGATGGAACTTCTGTGACTTATAGCACTGTTGGTACCTTCATCGAAGTTGCTCCTGGTGGAACCGAAGATGCCGCTGTTATGACCAACAAGCGATACATCAAGGTGACTGGTAAAGGAGTAACCGGACCTGGATATTGCCGTCTGGACATCCAGCACCGTGGAGATCCGTATTTCGGACAGCTCGACATCGACCTTATCGCGAAGAGCGGTTATGGTAAAGATGGACAGGTTGCTACTACCGACAACGGTATTGCCGTTTACGGTGCGGACGCATGGCCAGAATAATCTCTTATCACTGGTAACAAACAATGAAATGAAGGGGCACTCGAAAGAGTGTCCCTTTTTCTTAGATACCTCCGTAAGCGGCTTTAGCTCCCCAGCTAGAAAGTTCTTCTAGAATAGCCTCTAGGAGGTCTGCCTCCTTAGACTTAGAGGCATGTCGGATACGCTCTGCTGTTGCCTTTGCAGCTTCAGCCGTAGCATTTTGTGTTGGCTTCGGGGCAGGGGATGATTGTGGCTCTTGGATTGAGTTAAGCTTAGCTTTCTCTACAGAAAGGGTGTTATTTCCTAGTATAGGATTGTACCTGCCCGACATGAAATTTAGACCTCCACCGTCTTTATCCATGTGAGCTGTATTTCTAGATTTACCTCCAGGTTTCACCCACTCCATTTTACCTGTGGTAGAATTAAAACCCATGTAACCTCCGTGGTTACCTGATGCAAGATTTCCCCCTCCTTGTAAGCCCCATTCTCTCTCACCTGTATTAGGGTTTGTGAAGTAACCCATATATTGGTTTGGGATAACTGTACCTCCTGTATTAGGTACAACGAGTTCAGGACCTTCTTCACCTACCACAACAGGTCGTCCAGCAGAAATAGGTCCTCCTGAAGCCCTCCCCTCAATCTTTGGGCCACCACTAGCATGTTCCATAATTTTTCTTGCACCTGAAAGTACGCCTCCTAAGACAGGATTCGTAGAGGTTATTCCCCCTACAACTGCTTTGGAGGTCTTTTTTACAGTTTCTTTTGTGTCTTTGATCTCTGTCTTCACATGTGCCTCAAGTCTTTCGAACCATTCGAATCCTGCTTGCATTTTTTCTTGCGTTTTTTCTAATATCCCGCTAATGGTTTCAATTGTACTAGGTAATTTCTCCATTGCAGATTCGAACAGTTCTACAACAATAAGGACTGTTCCAAAAATAGAGGCTAGTTTGATTGCAGGTTCTAGAATGCTCTTAAAGACCTCTCCGAGATGAGAGGCTCCACGAAAAGCAGCAAGTCCTTCACTAACTGTTTCTAGGTTCGTGGCAGCGTTAACTAAGTTAAACATTGCTCCATCGATAATAGCTTTATATTGCTGAGTCTTTTCGTCCGTATCAGTAGCTCCAGCACCTGCTTTCATAACATCTGCAGGAGTACTTCCGGGGTTAGAGTTCAATGCATCTAAGAAGCCTTCTCGACCTTTACCCATGGCTTCCCCAGGAGTCTGTCTTAACAACGCAGCTACATCTTGGCTTGAGGATATCCCTCCTCCAAAACCAAGACCTCTGAAGACGCCCATGATAGCTTGTTGCATACCCAGCCCTTTTGCACCCTCCCTATCACCTGTCGAGGCTGCGGTCATCTTCTTAAGGAAGCCACCTCCCGACATTTTATCCATAGTTTGTGCAATGGCACGATGGACTCCTTGCATGCGGACTTTCGCATCGGCATCACCTTGATTAGCCATAGCTTGGTCATCAAGGATTTCAGATATAGATCTGTCAGAGAAAGCTGCCATCCTAGCAGCACTTTGAATTGCTTGTTCTCCCTCGTCTGGATTTAAAGCTTTTGTAAACTTTTCAAAATGTTTACCTGCACCTTCGAAGAGAGTGGCGCTCTTCATCAGATTTTTGATATATGCCTGACGACCCTGCTCTTCGATTCCGAAGATGTGCATCATGTTTTCACTGATGACAGCGGCTGATGTTTCACCTGATAGGCCGAATTCTGCTAAACCCCATGCATCAGCAAATACCTGACTTACACTGTCGGAGTCCATGCGAAGATCCTTCATGTTCCGCATCATACCAGCTACGGAATCATCTGACATACCCATGAGCCTACCAACATGGGAAGCAGTTTCTACCATTCGGTCCTCTGCTGTCTGGGCATGGAATTGACGCATCTGCTCAGCTTCGAGAGCCTGAATAGCCATTTTATAGCCTTTTTCAGCCCACTCTTTGCCCATTTTGGTGTATTGCTCTACTGTGTCGCGAATATTTTCTGGTATCTTTTCATAAAGGTCTTTTAAGTGACCACCTGCTTTTGTGAAAGTTTCTTTGATACCATCAGGGAGTAAACCCACACCTTTTTGCATGTCGTTGAATTGCTTACGGACGAGTGCAATAGCTTCTGCTGCTTTATTTGTAGTAGCTGTGTACTCAAGCTGCTTGCCAGTTGCTACTTTGTAGGCATGACCCATTTTTGCCATGAAAGCACGGGATTCTTCGTAGCTTTTACCTGTAGCTTTTGAAAGTTCAAAAGCTTGCTTCGCGATTAGCTCAGCATTCCGCTGATATTCCTTTCCGCTTTTACCTATTAAGGCAGTGCCACGGATGACTTGTTTTGAAAGATCATAGTGTTCTAAACCATACTTTTTTACGATAGCGGTGCTCTGGTCTAGAGTATTCGCTAATTTACCAAAGAGTGTGTTATGCTCTTTGAGTTGCTTTGTGCTGATAACACTACGCTTTCCGAGACGTTCGATCTCATCTCCGAGTCCTTTCGAACTCTTACCAGTTTCTTTAAATCGTTGGTCTAGGAATCTGAACATAGCGTCTACCTATAGTTAGTTATGTTGAATGCTGTGGAAGTAACCTCTTTTTTAAGAACCAATCTTCGACCAATGATGGAAGAAGCGGCTCCTGTCTTGCAAAAAAATGTGAGCGAGGAACTGTTCAAACAGTTGATGAAGCTCCCTGGAATAATTACTTGCGATGAGGAAGGGGAGATCACACGAGGGAATTATGAGTTACAACTTCTTGAGTATGGCTCTTCAATTCAGAAAGTTCCTGCTTTGCAATTTGGGTCTCGGCTTAGGAGTCTACTGGAAGCAGAGCTTGAAAAAGAGGTTAGGAGTGTAGAATGAAATTTGAAGATCAGAAGTTTTGGTATTACGAGCAAGAATTGTGGCACGGCTATGATCTAGACGGTCTTCTAAGGGCACTTAATGTCGAGACTGGTAGGCTACCAACTACTGGTCTCATGGATTTGGCTGAGAATCTCAATATTCTTGATGAGTGGTACACGAATTTCCCACGAGTGACTTTTAAGGAGCTAAAGACTACTTGCGCGGATATTGATCCTCTCGATTTCGAACCATTGGATGGAGATTTAGAATTCGATCGGCTAATAAAACTCCATGCTGTTGTAAAACAGGACTCTCCAGAGTGGAAACTATCGGCTGTTGGTGAGGAGCTGAAGCAAGATTTAAAAGTCGCTATAGGTCTTTTACAGTTACACAAAGCCAATTATTGGCCAAGGACTGGAGATCGATTACTCTACAAAGGTAGGTTGTATGATGTCATTACAGTGACTTCGGAACCTGAAGACTATTTTCAGAATTCGACAGTTCCTTTACATATTACACTGAACTGCGAGCTTACCCAATTCTGGGGCTCGAATATTCCCGATAGAGTTCTCGATACCCGAACGAAGGGTAAAGAACCTGCTTGGTACGCAGACATTATTACACAACTAAGACCTGCTGATGATGATCTCCCAGTTAAGGGAGGACCACATCTTGAGTTCGGAACTTTGACAACAGTCGATACAGGAGACATCGTGACCATTCTATCAAATAGCGGAACACTCCCAGAGGGGGTAGAACCTACGGAAGACGGAACATACACGTTCTCGTTCACCGAGACCTCGATTCTACCTACTGAAACCTCTTCGGAGACCTTTGCAGTTCCTGAAGGTGTTTGGTATTACAAATTGTTTGTCATGGCGAAAGCTACTGATGGTCAGATGTTAGGTATCGAAGTCCAAGGTGTGGCTGAAGTTGATGCTTCTGGCTCAACAGCTTCTGATTCAGCAACTGTTGATGTTGTAGGAACTCATGAATCTATTGACCCTCCTACAGTGTCGATCGCTTTCAATAACACTGATGTCACAGTCATGCTCACAAACGAGCACACACTTAACTTGGATTTTAATGTTTCCTTGGTACTGACAGGTATGTCTAACAGCTAGTTATAGGAGATGTTACTAGATCACAGAAAAGATCAGATTGTGCTGGCTAATGGGGATGTGTTCAACCTCAGGGATGCTATTACACTCTTAGGTGATTCAGACCCTTCTGGATTCGCAGAACTCTCTGTCGCGGCTAACCAAGCTGCATTTCCATTGACAGGGGAGTCTACAGGGATCTATGTTGCTGATGATACTGAAAAGCTTTATCGCTGGGCTGGATCTGAGTATGTTGAAATTGCGAGAGGGATTGATACCTCAGGGCTGACTTTAGCAACTAACGATTTTCTCCAATGGAACGGATCGGCTTGGACTAACGTGCAGCTTTCAACTTCCATCGAAGACGGAGGAACTGGAACTGATGTGAGTGGTCTCCTATACGGAGATGGTGAATTTATCAATGCCGCCACTGGAGGTCAGGTTCGAGAGTCAGCAGAGCTTACCTCCCTCGATAACGTTACGTTCTTATCTCTCACTCTCAATGACGACTCTCAGGGATTGACAATAGGGGACATTCACTTGGGGGAAGGAGTACTGTCATTCGAGGGATCAAGTGCTGTGGCCATTGAGGAAAGATTTCTGTCTGATTTTAATGGGAATGAAGTCGTTGGGTGGGGTTCGGGAGACTTAGATATTTTTGGAGACCTTAAATTTGCGCTGGAAAGCGAAGCCTACATCGCCACAGACAATCCCTGGATCGGGGCGCAGGGCAAAGCCTACTTGAACGATTACACACCTACCGCCGTTTTTGGAAAGCGCCTTTCAACCTGTAAGATTGGCAGCTACTCGCAGACACCGGATAGCCAAACACGCGGAGCGGTCAAGGTGGAAGAAAACTCTACCTCTGGATCGGATGAGCTTTACCTATGGGACACACAAACGCTGGCATGGCGACAAGCATTAATGGGAGTATCCTTGCGCGTGGACACGACCACCGAGAGGCTGGTCTGTGATGACTTCCTATACACCACTGACACGGCAGGGAACAGCATTGAAACGGATAGGAATGGAACGCCAGTGGTGCAGAACTGGCAGGTAAGTATAGGAGCAATTCAACCCAGCTAAAATTATGGCAGATTGGTATATCGATTTAGATTCAGGCAATGATTCGACCGGGGACGGTAGCAGTGGAACTCCGTATCAGACATTTAATAAGGCCTGCACCGAGGCGTCAACCGGGGACACCATCATTCTAAAGGATGGCACTTACACTCTATCATCAAGCACCGCTGAAAGCTTAACTGGGGCGGCAGGCAAGGCTCTGTCTTATAGGTCAGAGTCGGGTGATGCTGATTCATGTATAATCGACGCGGTAAGTAGCTACTCCTATGAATTTAATTTCTATGGAACCGTCACCAGCTTCTCGGGTATTACACTGAAGGACTATGCTGTTTCGCGTTCTAGGTGTTTATCCTTTTACTATGCCGATGCAAGCGTAGAACATGTGATAGAGAATTGTGTTTTCGAGGGTATGAGCGGGGCAGGAACCTACGGGACCATAGAAGTTTCTGGGATCGCGCTTACGCTTACCTTCCGCAATAATGTTTGGAACAAGACGTTAGCGCAGACGCAAGACCCGCTGATATCGAGCGTGGGAGGGACGGGGGGCGTGACCTTCAATGTGCTTAATAACACGTTCTACTTCACTGGCTCAAGTTTAGCCCCTGACAATGGGATGATATACTTTAACAACGGCACGGCCAATACCGTCAACTTCAAAAACAATATCGTCGTTAACGATACTTCGCAAAACGTAGACTGCGTTTGGTCTATTCAATCGGGAGTTCATAATGCAGTGCTGGCAAACAACCTATACTACGAATCGGGATCGGGAGGTATAGATGATTCTCAAGGCACTTGGAACAGTATATCTTCTACTGGAGGGTTAACAGGCGACCCGCTTTTCGTGGACGCAGCTAGTGGAGACTTCACGTTGCAATCATCTTCTCCGGCTATCGACGCTGGAACCAATCTCTAACCAAAGAACAAATGACAATCTATCTACCAATTAGAATACCGGATGCGCTGGAAGAATCGATCGGGGCTAACCCGATGCAGCTTGTCGCTAAACAACACGGATGGGTAAGCCAAGAACTAAACGGAGATCCCGCGCAGTTCTACCGTGATAATGTTCTGGTGCCGAATCTTGTTCGAGAATTGAAGAAGGGAATCGCGCAGCACTTGAATGAACAGAAAATCCAGATTGAACAGAGCGTGGATGCTACCATTGCAGCTTTGCCAAACGTGGAGGTAACTATAGAAAGTGAGTAATAATGGAACATTAGTTGGAGCTTCCTTTTCTGCCGATACGGAATGGGGGAAATTGAAAGCAAAGTGGTTGGTGAGCGAGTCGGATCGCACGCACGAAAGATTTGCCGGGAGGTTGAACTTCCACCTGTGCCAATTGTGGGGCTATTATCTGGATGATCAGAGCATAGATTTAGTGGGTTAATGTGATGGAACGTATGTACGTGACATACCATCCCTCTACAGGTATGTGGACTACGATGTTCGCAGTCACGTATGAAGTGTTAGGAAAAGAGATTCATTTTCCGGCTCACTATCAAACTGATCTAGGCTCCTCACCAAGATTCTTATGGGCTTTAGTTAGTCCATTCGATCTTGGTATAAAATCTGTGATCATGCATGACAGGCTATATGAACTACAAGCTTTTTCACGGTATGTGTGTGATAAAATATTCGCACATGATATGGTTTCTGAGGATGTCGCAAGCTGGAGGGCGTTTGCTGCATACTGGGCGGTTAGGCTCTTTGGCTGGAAATTCTATTATTTTGGAAGTGGTTGGAGTTCTTAGAAGGTATGAACGATGTTACGGTAAAAGATCTCTTCCCTGTTCAATTTGACCGCATGAAAATATTAACACCTATCGAATGGGCTACACCACTCGTAGGTTTTGTGATGGGGATCGTCATCTTTTTTCAAGGAGGATTTGATCAGCTAGCCGCCATAGCGGGGATGCTGGCTTGGCTGATCTCCTTGGCGTGTTCGATTGGTCTGATCATGTTGAGGATGCTCAGCTACTTGATTCACTTTTTTCAGTTCAATGAACGCTTCCAGACCCCACTTTTGCGAACACTTTCCGCATTATTGGGGGGTTCAGATCGTTTGGGAATAAAATAAGAAAGTTGTTGACACGCGGGATTTCGGTGGAAACCTCCCGCCCAATGACAGATAAAATTGTAAATTCGTGGTGCATGGATAAACCCATGCGCCCAGAGCAGGAAGCGATGTTCAAATTCATCGAGCAAAATCGTGATAAGAAAGTTCTCCTGATCGAAGCTCCCACCGGGGCAGGAAAATCCCCTGTGTGCATGACCCTTGCCAAGGCATGTTCTGGTAAAATCATGACACCTCAAAAGATCCTTCAGGATCAGTACACACGTGATTGGCCAGAAGTTCCCCTCGTGAAAGGTCGTGCCAATTATCAATGTGTGTCCAGAAAAGGAAACTGCGAGACATTTTCGAAAGTATGTGCTTCCAGTAAATGCGGTTCATGTCCGTACAAGCAAGCTGCTAACGAGTTTTATGAAGGTCGTGCAGGGATCACTAATTACAGCTATCTACTATCTTCTCTAACCGCAGATTACGATGGATCAGTTGAAAAATTGGCAGATACTGAATGGTTGATTTTTGATGAGGGTCACTCTTTGGAAGCACAATTGATCGAAGCCGCAGCGGTCGAACTTGATGAAGATACTCTGGAGATGTTAGGCTTCCAAGCGCCGACACGTATGACTCTTTCCCCTCAACAGGTTCGAAATTTTGTAGGTCCTGTTCTGGAGAAGATTGATAAGGAGCTGACGAAGGTTGAGAAGCTCATTGGTAGTTACCAGAGTATGGATGATCCTGATTTAGGGGATGCTGCAACGGGCGAGTTGAATAAAGCTAATCGGTTGTTGAAGATCGCAAACTCATGCCAGAACCTATTGATCGAGTTGGATGAAGGTGTGGAGTGGGTTAGCCATTCTGATGGTACGACGTTCGTGGCAAAGCCTTTGGAGATTGATGGGCTGTTTGACAAATACGTAGCACCGTTGGATAAAAAGATCCTCCTGACATCTGCTACGATGGTTCCGCCTGAAACAGCAGCCAAATGGTTTGGTTGGAGTCCAGAGGATTATGCCAGCACACAAATCAAGTCACCTTTCCCAGTAAACAATCGTGCGGTTTATTTCAAGCCAGTCGGTTGGATGAGTAAGAAAAACAAAGACACGGTTTTGCCAAAAATAGTCGATTTTATTGATTATCTTCTGGATCTATATCCTGACAAGAAAGGGATCATCCATTGTCATTCTTTTGCCCTTGGAGAAGATATCTTGAGTATGTCTCGAAATCTTAGAAGAAGGGTTTTACACCACAAGCGGACGAGCGATCGAGAGGCGCTGCTTCAAGAGCATGCGACGAATCCAGAACCGACAGTCTTGTTAAGTCCTTCTATGAACGAAGGTGTTGATCTAAAAGACGACCTAGCACGATTTGTTATTATTCCAAAGACGCCTTACCCATCACTTGGTGATCCTTGGGTTAAGCGTCGGTTGGATACGAACCCCGAATGGTACTCACTCCAAGTTATCATGGCCATCGTTCAGGCATGTGGACGGGCAGTTAGGCATAAGGAGGACTATGCCGATAGCTACATCTTGGATGGAAATTTCAAACGACTTTTGAACGATTATCGTCCTTTCTTTCCTAAGTGGTTTCTAGAAGCACTGGTTGAAGCATGATTAATCTAGACATAGATGTCTACATAGACGCAGATAAGGATCTCTGTATTGACATATACATAAATGATAAAGAGATCTATACTTGTTTCAGGTGGTGGAAGAAGCCTATCATAATAACACACGGTAAACTATGAGCGAATTAAAACAGTGGTCGGACAGACTACCTCCTCAGTCCCTGAGGTTGATAACAGACGATAAAATTGAGGTTCCCTTCGGGGAGTTGGTGAAGATAGATCCTGATAACCTCACTCAAGCATATACCACTCAAGCTGCTTGGGCAGGGTTCTTTAACTACCATTCGGCACTAGCGAATGCGCGGGTAGAAAAACAACAGAGAAATATTAAACGAATTGAGGCTGAAAAGTTCCAATACTACAAGGGAATATCCCAAGAAGGGAAAAAGCGCCCAACAGTAGAAGATATCAAATCAGCAGTTGCCTCAGATAAAGATTTAGCCACACAAAATGAAATACTAGATAGGCTCAAAATAGTAGCCTTGAATTGGGAATCGGCTAAATGGAGCTGGCACGACAGAAAAGACATGTTAATGCAGATGGGTGCAGACTCCAGAATAGAAAGACAAACATAAACTAAACTAAAGTAATAATATGAGCTACAAAGCAGTAGACCTAAACGAACTAAACGAAACAAAGAAGCGTTTTGAAAAAAAAGGATTTTTCAATTCCTTCAAAATCGATGACAACCAAAAGAAGCAAATCCGTATCCTCCCTGGAGTTTACGGTTCTTCAGAGACGTTGCCATTCTTGCCAATAGAGCAACACTGGGCACCTCCGGCTGTCCATAAAGGACCTCTTCTGTGCCCTAACAAGCACCTGACTGAAGACGGTGAGTTGCTGGAAGATGCATGCTCTTGGTGTGCGCGTGTATCCGAGTTGTACGCTGAGGAAAAAGAGATATCCAAGATCGAGAAGGAACTTCCCGAACAAGATCCTCAACGTGAGGAGCTGAAGCTTCGTAGGAAGATCATCAGCGCTAAGCTGTATAAGCTTAGAATAGACCGAAAGTTCTTCTTCATGGTTATTGATCGTACCACGGGTGATGTTGTAGAGCTGGGAGCAACAAAAGGTCTTTTTGACCAGATCCTCAATTACATTCAAAGTTCACCTTCTATGCTCGATCCTTACGAAGGTAACGATGTCTTTGTCGAGAAGAAAGTGACGTCTCTCCCGAATAGCACTCGGAAGAAAACTGAATACAACCTATCGCCAGCATTCGAAAAGTCTCCTCTTCACACTCAGCCCTCTGAGACAGAGGATATCCTGGCGAAGGTGATCGACGAAGCTCCGTTGAAGCGTCACCTAAAGAACGCTCCAGACCCTGCACTGATGGATTCCCTACTTCCTAAGTTGGAAGCTTGGGTTGAAGCTGACACTAAAGGAAAGTGGGATACCCAAAGTCAGGTATCTCAGCCGAGCCATGCAGCAGCCGCTGCGATGAACTACACACCTCAGCCACAACAGCAAGAGACTACTCAGTATGTTCAGCAAGCACCTTCAGCACCTGTACAACCAGCACCACAACCTGTACAGCAGCCAGCGGCACAGGTTCCTCAACCTGCACCTGCACAGGCTATAGCAGACGCTCAGTTTACACCTCCTGCTGGAGCAACGACGCTAGCTGCTGACAATATTCCTATGGAATACGAATCCAAAGCAGAAGCTGCTGATAATGCTGAGCTTCTAGAATCACTGTCAGCCCTTCCTTCAGATTAATATGGCTGGTAGAAAGAAAAAAGAGGTAGACTCCGAAGATTTGTTGGCAACCATTGTCGATCAATCTAACGAGGATATCTATGGAGGCATCTTCAGCGAGGAGAATGCCTTCTTCGTCACTCCAAAGCATTTTTATTCACTGGGAGTCCCTCCTATTGATGCTTTGGTTGGAGGCTATGAGGGAGGCTTGGCTTGTGGTAAGATCACTGAGATCTACGGAGGTGAAGCTTCAGGTAAGAGTGAGTTCGTGCAGCTTCTGGCGCATAACTTTTTGGTCGAGCACCCCACTGGGATTGTTATTTATTATGACATCGAAGGCGGTATCGACGATAAGAAGATTGCTGCTAGACCTATGTTTAAGAACAACAGGTGTGCCATTCTGAAGGCGAAGAACATTGAGTCTTTGCTACGGGATATTGAGACCAAGACCCAGAAGATTCATGAAGTGAAGACGGGAACCCCTGTTCTGATGATTGTGGATTCGCTCAAGGCATTGGTATCGAAGATCGAACAGGATGGTGAAATTGGTGACCAACATTATGCACCGATAGCTCGCGCTATGTCATCGGGGTTACCACATATTGTGCCTATCCTCGAACAGACAACGACTCACTTGGTATTTGTGAACCAAGTTCGAGAAGATATCGGAGGTAGTGCGTTTGCGGAGCTGAAGAGTCCAGGTGGACGTGCATTGAAGTTCTTTGCCACGTACAGGATCAAGAGCGCTAAAACTGGAAAGTTCTATTTCAAAACCAAAAGCGGTGATGATAAAGGCTTCCCAGATGGTGCGATGCATTCGCTTACAACGGTCAAGAATCGACGTGTCCCTCCTCTGCGTAAGGTCGAGATACCTATCATCTATACGGCTAATGAAGAGATGTGGGGACCTTCTGGGTTTAACCCTGCATGGTCTGTATTCTCTGTCCTTCAGAAGAACAAGTACATAAAGCAAGGAAAGTATTGCCATCTGGAAGGTCACGAAGATGAGAAGTTCACAAAAGAGGAGTGGGGTAAGATCTACCGAGATACTTCGCACCCTCTGTACGTTCCGATCCAAACTGCCTTTGAGGATTGGAAAGCCAAATTGTTTGGTGCAACATCACTGGGTTACTTCCCAGAAATTGAGGTAAATGAGACTGTCGATGAGTCAGAGTTAGATCCTGGCGATGTTGAAGACTAACGGTTCTCTGTCATAGAGAGAGAGCTACTGTAGGTATTGATATGCTTTTCAGTAATCTAGATAAAAGCTATGCAGTAGCTCTCTCGAACCTCCATAAGCAACCGATTTTTAAAAACCAGTCTTGGTTAGCTCCGGTTGCTTCAACAGAGTTTTCTGAATTGCTCTGTGCTATTTTTGAGCGTTTCGCTGCCTATAATCTGCCAATCGAATTAACTGTCAACGGTATCTCAACCTCTGACGGTTTTGGCATTCCCGATTTAGAAAAGCAGCTTGGAAGTTATCAGAATAAGCTTGAACTCATTAAACAAATTCATGATAAGATTCTAGAGTTGGCAGACCTTTTTTACGACTATGATATGTCGCTGGTAACCGAAGCTGAGTTACGCGCTTTCGGTCTACAACCTCCAAGTCATTCATTTCCTGCGAGTTTAGACTCAGCTAAAGATGCGTTGCGAAAATTGGTGTACGGTAAGCAAGTACTTCTATCCGTTGATACTGCGTTCAAATTCTTCCCCTATTCCCGAGAAGGCTTTATCTATGCAGATTGGGCACTCCCTAGACAGACCGTTGCGGGATACCCCGTAGAAGGTTATGAGCTTCAAAATACAAATTCTTGTTTTGGTTCGTTTATTCTAAATGAAAAGACAACAAGTAGATTTCAGAACAAGGTCAGATTAGCTTTAAATAATGTTCCAGCGGAACAATGTTCTTGGGTCTATCCTCATATTGCTGGTGGATCTCAACTACTATCCAGAGCTGATTTAACGATGGTTGATCGTGTGGCAACCGTCGAATTTCCGAGAGAGACACCTTCGGTAGGAGTTATCGATGAGAATTTTGTCCCCCCCGAAGATGCTCTTGAGTTCCCAGACCGTGCAGAAGCCTCTCAGCTTCCTCCTGTGGAGCTTGAAACTAAAACAGTGACGTTTGACCTTGTTAAGGTAGAGGGAGCTTCATACTGGATTTTAAATCGTTCTCGGATGGATTGGGTTGATTCTGATTCTGAGTACGCTTATACAGTGGAAGCTGTTCGGTTAAGCCTAAATAATTATACGCTGCCCCAACTTCCATCATTACCTGTAGATGTGACTGATTTTGTTACAAACGGGGAGAACGAATTAGTAATAGATGCTGAACTTGGAGATTTTAACTGGTCGGATGTGTACATTGTGGAAGCTCTTCATCTAGACACGTTTATACCTCCTCCAGCGTACCTTCTTTTTAGTAATGCATTGTACGAACAGGCGGAAGTTGTTAGATCGGGTGACTACTACTACTACTCGTACTATTCGGACAACTACAAATGTTGGATGTTTCCTGCTTTGGAAGACGAAGTTCAGTTTGATGCCGTAGGGTTATTGAATTTTAATTTTCATTGTCTACCCGCTGGTCCCAGACACAGGCAACAGCAGGAAACTAGTTCTGCTCAATCAAAAACATTATACCACGACCAAATGTTTGATTTTTGGTTCACACAAGATATCGGTGTAGGTTATAACATATTCTTTAATTATACGTCTGTTACGGATCGAGTCAGGTCTTATCTAGTGGCTTCGGGAACAGTAGCTACAGAGCTAACAAAATTGAAATTACAAACTCCGACAGATGTGAAGTGGGCTATGAATGTAACAGTAGAATTTGATAATGGAGATCTTCCTGTCAATCTAACAGTTTCTACTTGGGGTGTGAGATACGGTCAATTATGGGATTTCAAAGGGTGTAGTTCCTCCGAAGAGCTTTTTATTACATGAGTAGCGTTATTTCTGTCGATAAGATCGACTACATTTTTCCATCTAAGGAGTGGGCTCGAAAGTTTCATCCAAACAATACTCGGTTTGTGAAACCAGATCCTGTAGACGAGTATCCGACACTTCAATGGGAAGACCATTTTCCGTTCGTTACTCAGATCAGTGTTTTTGGAAAAGGGTTTCTGGTGAAAAGAGATAAAAAAATAGAATTTGATAAACCAATGACGTTCTATAGAGGTGCCGACTACTTCATGGAGGAAGGGAATGTCTTATGGTACGGATCTCATCAAGGTTCGTGGCAAATTCCTAACTTCCAAGTAAGTGGTAATCATAATGCATCCAATGTCCTCATCGGAATGAGTGTACCTGGAGGTGGTATGGTTGAGGCAATAACTACGATAAATCAGGGAGTGGGAACATGGGGTTTCCAGAAGCTTCATCGATCTAACGTGGTTTCTGAATTCAAAGGAACTATCATATTTAAATGACTAATAGAATCATCTACATGCCAGAAAATTTCGAGGACGTGGTTAGAGCCCCTCGGAAATCAATTATCCTCGCTCGATCAACTGATTATTCCCAAGAAGTGACCAAAGGAGGTATCCACCTCCCTCCTGGCTTTGGAGAGGAAGATAGCTATGAGAAAAAGCTAGCTGTTGGACGAGTTGTCACTGTTGGAGATGAGGTTGAGTCTTGTAAGAAAGGCGATATTGTTATCTACGTGAAATCGACAGCGCAACGTATGCCTGATGGTAATAACCCTGACTATGAGAATCCTCGTTATGTCAGGATTGACGATTCTAGTGTTTGTATAACTGCTATCCTTCCCCCTGAAGAGAAGGACGATGCCGAATCCGAGACCTAAACAAAAAGAGGTCTTAGACAGACTTCAAAATCGCGGGAAGCCAGAACTGATGATGAGTCTGGCTTTGGCCAATAACCATGTCGATCTGTATCATTTAATTGATGCAATCGGCATGGATGCCACGATACAACTAGTCCTCATTTTTGGAGGAGAAAAGCTGAAGTTACCAACAGCGCAATCTCTGGTAGAGAGTCTGAATACTACAGCAGCAGCTTGGTCAGTCTATTCGGAAGAGCAAACTGAGCAGGAGGCTGCTGCACAATTTAAGGTCACGGTCACAGCTATCCGAAGAGTGCTTAAGACCGTAAAGGCTGTAGATGATCAAGTAGAGGAAGCTCGACAGTATTTGCAGCGAAACAAATACGATCATCCTAAAATCAAGAAGGGTGATCCGAAGGAAAGATTTTAAAGAAGTCTCCCTTCTTTTCTCCAGCAAAGATAACTGCTAGTGCATCTGCTAAGTGTTCGTTATCATTCTTGATTCGCTGATTTTTATCCTTAGTGCGTAACCAAGGAGCCTCAGGGAAGCATTCAACAGCCCACTCGATCATTTCTTTCTTAGAAGTCTGCCTCTTACCAACAACTTTTTTCACATCCGTTGGAGTAACACGAACTAGAAGACTATCTAGCTTGATTAGTAACCCAGTTGCTATTCCCAGACCTCTACTTGCAGTCGCGCTCTGACTTCCTGAGGGGATCTCTGCAACAATTAGGTCAGAATCTGCAACGAATTTTGTGAGCCTGTCATCAATGTGACATGCTCTAGCCCAGTCGTCATCTACTTTTTTGATACCCTTCTCTTTTGATTTCTTAGTTTGGATTAGTTCCATTTCGATAACTCGAATGATTTTACACCTCTCCAGATCGTATTCGACTTTCACCATGCCAAAGTTACTAAAAGCAGGGTCACACCCAGTGATTATTACAGATTTCTTCATTTTTGAAATATAGAACTGACAAGTACCCAGAATTTTAAATGAAAAATAACTATTTCTGTTCGTACAGGGTATGGCAAAGAAAGAAAAACAAAACGTCTTCGATAACGATGTTGTAGAGACCCTTGCTTTTCAATACCGTAAAGACGGGGATTTTACTTCTTACCGTAAGATTTGCGAAGAGTCAAGTAATTTGATGGATGCGATCATTCGCACCAATAAATTTGATAGGCAAGTCCCGTTTGGAGATATAAAAAACAGCTTATATCTTCAGATCGAGAATTGGATCAGGAAATGGAAACCCGAAGACGGTAAGATTTATACGTACTTCAGTGCTTGTTCATGTGGGCACCATAGGTTAATGACCGATCAGGGAGTTAAAACGATCCAAGAAATTGTTGAGAACAAACTAGACGTGTCGGTACTATCTTACGATACTGATAAGAAAGCTTTTTGTTACAATAAGGTTACTGATTGGTCAAAGATCCCCTCTAGTCGAGATGAGTGGAGGCGTGTGTCCATAAAAAGACCTGATGGTAAGCGTAGACGCCTGTTGTTTACGGGTAACCACGAATTTTACACAGGTGATAATGTATGGGTCTCTCTAGATGACTCAGAGGATACTACGTCTCATCGTATGTATCATAAGGTTTTAACAGACTATGGAAAACAAGCCATTATGGGTAGTTATCTGGGTGATGGCAGTATTTCAGGATCATCTTATGTATTCAACTGCACTCATACATCTCCTCAGAAGAGCTACGTAGAGCATAAAGCTAAGAAGCTGGGAAGTTCTATAACTGAATCTACTGCGGCTGATTCAGTTTACGGTACCAATCCAGAGTTCAAATTTGGTAAAGCCCTAAGACCTATATTTGAGGGTATCGAAGAGATGGTTATACCTGGAAAGAAATATGTTCCAGAGAAGTTTCTAGAATCCATGAACGAAGTTGCTCTCGCTTATTGGTTCATGGATGACGGATGTAGAACTACGGGCGATAGGACTACGTTGCATACTGAGTCATTTTCGGAAGAAGATGTTGATAGACTAGTGGAGTGGTTTGCTTCTAAATGGGGGGTTACATGGAAAAAGACAAGACGTAAACAAGGTTATCACTATCTGTGTTTAGCTTCTGAGAGTAAAGATCGCTGGTTTGAGATAATTGCTCCGTACATTGTTCCATCTATGGAATATAAGCTACCTGAAAGATATCGTGGTCAGTACGTTGAATCTTCTTGGATGAAAGAAGTTCTTTCTGTTTGTGATACTGAGATTAGAAGCCTTGCGCAGGAGCCTCAGCTCAATATTCAGCTACAGGAGTATATTTCGGGACATGATGGTGATTGGAAGCAGGTCCATTATACCCCAGACTTAAATTGGAAATATGACATTACTGTAGAAAACACACACTGTTATTTTGCAGAGGGTGTGTTAGTACATAATTGTATTAGGAATGGATGTTTATCGATAGTTGGTAAAGAGAGCTTGTTTAACCAAAGGTTTGCAGTCACAGATGTTCCTCTAGAAACCATCATGGAAGGTTATGACGCGCCTTCTTCGGATATTTCTGATGTTCTGGTAGAGACGCTTCAGAAGGTAGCCTCAGAGATATACTGCCGTTGGGAAGAGCCTGTGATTCAAGAGGTACTTAGGTATATGGTATCTTGTGTCCTTAAAGGGCGAGGAGATCGTAGACAGGCAATCATCGAAACATCGATTCTGGGATGGGATATAAACCAGGACACTGCTCGCTTTCTATTGGACTGGTCACACGGAGCTGTTCGAGCATCATTGTTAGATCACTATAACCAGCCTCTAGGGACTGTTGATGTTGTACGCGCTGCCCAGAAATTCAGTTTGATTCCTGATGTGATTAACGCAGTAGGGTTGGATAATACGGTTAAGTTGATGAATGTCTTCGCAGGTATTTCAATCCGTTTTCCCAGCGTCCAGCAAGTTCGAAAATGGCAGGAAGCTGTTTCTATTTACACGAGCTTGTCAGAAGACTCTTCACAAGAGAATGTTAAGCGTTTGGGTAAGAAATATCGAAAATCCCCTGCTAAAATCCAAGAGGCGTTTGAGAACATTGTGACTAACATCAAAGCGGGAGTGCTTGAAGACGTGGAATTGTATCCAACAGTGGAATCGTTGCCAAAAATGACTTGACATTCCTGATTTTCTGATCATACTGTCTTCATGATCAGAAGAGCCTTTTTAGAAGCCCGAAGTGAATTGTACGCGCTTGGATATAGCGTGATGCTAAACGAAGGTTTTTATCATCCGCTATTCGGAAAGTGCTTCGGGAACTGGCATATCATCGAGGATGACGGGACCAAGAAGATCCTGCTGAAGAAAGGGCAGTCAGATAAGGAGGCGCTTTTCGCTCTGTGTCATGAATTAGGTCATGCGATTTACGCCTCTGATGAGACTATGTGGGACCGTCAAGAGTCAGTCTGGCATACAATTGAAGAGACTGATGAGGACCATGAAAGAGACATTCTGTACGAGATTGACGCTAACTTGCGAGGGTATAAATTTGTGCCAGAACCTCTCAGAGATGAGTTTATACTAAGATCATGGGATAACCTTAAGACCTATCTCTATGACGAAGAATCTCTTGTTTCAGTCTTAAGAGACCCTCGATTCGATCAGTATGCTAGTCGGTGGAAAAAGGAGTGGACTCACTTTATACAACTACTCCATCCGTCGAAGGCTCAAGAGGTTGGGTGGGCAGCTCGTCAACGTCACTCGAAGTTAAAGTCGGCGCAGAGTCGTTAACATCAAGTTCGTTGGTTTCAACTTCGTCTCCAGAGTCGATATCTACTTCTAAGTTCCACCTGTGAGCCATTGGAGCTTCTTTAATGTCGTAGAACAGATAGCCTTCGACAGTGATGGTTAGTGTCTGTCTTAGTAGACGATCTCCTGCGGTGTCTGGCTCTAACTCGCTGTTATCTTGAAAACCCCCGTGTTTGATAGGCATCCAGCGGTTGTATGCCGGATCATCCTGAACATCTCGATATGCACTTGGAATCTTAGCATATGCGAGGGGGTAAAATTGCTTCTCTATTTGAGTGACGATCCATCCCATCTGTAACTCCGTTTTAGCGTAGAAGTCTAGTGTGAATGTAATATCTAATGGTCGGGGAGCATGACTCCAACCTGTCTTTAGATTATCGTCTGATAATCCGATTCTACGTACGGTTGATTTTGAGTTACCGTAATCACTTCGCCACTCCCAAGAAGGTCTTCCCATTATGACAATAGGCATCGGAAAGCGTGCTAGGGAGTCAGCATCTTCGAGTTGTGAAGCAATAGGATTATCCTCCTCTTTTAACAAACAGAGGTAATCGGCAAAAGCTCGCATAGGAGTTGATTTGATCAGGCGAATAGGTTTCCCCTTAATATTGACAACGCCTTGTACCCACTGTTTGACTCCCACGGTATATTGGCGAAGGAAGTGAGAATCACGATCATCCTCAGTTGCAGTACGAACTAAGACATCCTCGAAGTCGGCTGCTTCAAGAACTCCCGCTGGACGTGGCTCTATAATTTCGGTCTCTTTATCAAGCAGACTCATGGAAATAATTACTTCCTGAGAGTATATTCGAGATAACAGAGGCTAGATTCTTGTCTGTCCAAGGTTTAAAAACTTCGCTTTGAAGTTCGAGTCCTGCTGGTGTTTCTTCGATAAGCACATCATTATGTGATGTCCATGTAGCGTATTTGGCGTTATTGGTCAGATCTTCTATACTGTACCCTACAAGCCTAATACTATCAGCGGATTCTCGTATGACATGCTGTGGCGGGTGCTCATCTAGATGCTTCCTAAGGGCTGTCCAAACGAAGTTAGGTATCATATCAATATCCTTGCCTGAAAGAACTTTCAAACGTTTAGACACAACCTTTTTCAAAATTGGTCTAGGGATCTCCGAATTTACTTCGATACCAAGTGAGGAGCTAATAGCCTCAAAGTCTAATTCTCGTAATATATCACTCATAAATTTGAACTTCTTGTTGAGGTGTGAATACAAAATCAGAAAGCGCCTTTTGAATTTCTGCCCAGATAAAGTTGAATTGATTTATGGGTAGCTGAAGGCGTTTTCTAAGTTGGTTCTTACTGCTATACTTTTCGGTGGCTACTAAGAAAAGTGCTCTTTGCGCGAGAGGGTTATCACATTTATCAACAGCGTGCTTGACTTTTTTGAGATACTCGTCTTCTTGTTCGGAGCCGAGTTCTGTTTCCATGCCTGTGGTTGGGTGAGGGCTATTTAGGTAAATAGCTCCTTTTTTGATGAAGTCTCCTCGTTTCCTCGATTGGATGTATTTTTTGACATGGCTCAAAAGAGCCTTCCTACCTCCAACAAAGAAAGATTTTTTGAACGATTCTTCGTCGTAGTATGTCGGATTCTTTTCGACAGTGGGGGCATATTTGGCGTAAAGGACTTCCCAAAGATAACTTTGTAAATCTTCCACTGTTATGCCTTGAATCTGGTAAGCCTCTCTGTTTTTGGCGAAAAACGAGTATGATAGTTGTTCGACTATCGGCTTACCTAGATCATAGAGTTGGTCTAATTTCATATTTTACTGGTCTGTAGTTTTGATAACAATGAATTCCCCCAATCATTATCCAGTGCGCTTTTAAGCTCTTCATCTGAAACCTCATTTGGATCTCCGTTAACAAGCTCTGATACGCTGACTTCAAAATCACATAGCTGAAGTTGTTTTGCTAAGCCTTTGGCTTTGTAGATTGCATCAGGATCAAAGAGAATGTTTACGTCCGCTGGTTGAATAGAAGATAGTTTACCGAATTGAGTATTGAGAGGATGAATAATTCCATCAGGGAAAGAAAACGCAGTACCTTGCAAAGCAAAGACGAAGTGATCTTCTCCATAATGCTTACGAACGAATTTTTCTGCGGAAATTTTATCAAGAGTGCCCTCACATAGGTGAATATGCGAACCAGGAGGGATATCAGGTTGCCATCCATACAACCAAGAAGCCCGACCGAGAGCTAATTCTGATTTTGACGGGTTTGCTTTTCTTATGAGACCTTCCCATGCTGCCCGACCTTGCCAGTAGACTAAATTGTTATTTTCGTAGAATGGAAAGATGACATACCCTTGATGCTTTCCGCTAGTGCATTTGAAGCAACGAGCATTAACCCAGTCATCAGGGTCTAGATTTTTATCGAGCAGACTCTGAGCAAATTCGTCTTGATCGATTCGGCTCATCAAGGAGCATCCTTTAGGCAGTGCTGCGCTTTGAAGCTGGTATGGTTTTGGTTCGGGTTTTACAAAGAGTTCAGAAGGTCGTGGAAGGGGGAGGATACCATCGAAGTTCTTTGACTTGAGCCAATCTCTTAAATTCGGGTGTCCCCAATCGCATTTGACACAGTGGGCTGCGTTTTTGACAAAATTGAGATGCAGATGTCCGGTTTTGTCCTCCGACATCTTGCGATAAGTGCAATAAGGGCAATTGACAGCAATCTCATCAGTCTCAGCCGCGTAGACGATTGAGAAGATGGCTTGTAGCGATTCGATTATACGTGGAGTCGGTAACATACGGGATCTTACATCATAAGTAGTACTTGACAAGTACTTATTTCATGACACAGCCGTTAAGTACTGGTTTGATCCTCGTAACCGGGGATTTTTTCCGCTTCTTCGAAATAAGGGTATTCCGAAGCTTTGATCACGTTTTTGCTCTTAGGGGGCTGCTCAATCCAAGGTTCGACATCCCCAACGTATTTTGAGACCGTAGTATCATCTCCTAATTTCTCCTCCATTTGAGGGGCTTTGTCACTGTTGAAGTGAACTTCGGTTCCATCGAGTTGAATGTTGGCAGAGGCACTTCGCATGTTAATTTCATCTTCAGCAAAGAAATTGAGCTTACCCGCACTGTAGACTTCGACCACGTTTGACTCTTCTCCTCCTGATTCGTGCATCATGAGATAACTCCCATCAGGCGATACCAATGCCGTGGTCTTTAGTTCATCGTCGCCAATACTGTCCCCAAGGACTAACTGACGCTTACCCTCTGTTCGAGCTATGACATAATTGGATTTTAAATGCTCTTCTGAAGAACGCAATGGCATAGAGGTATTCCTCTTACCCGCTATGAGAGTTGGCTCAGTGTCACTCTCTCGCTGCTGTACTGCCTCCTGAAAGGCAGTCTCGTCTTCGGAGAGTTTAGATACCTCATCGTCTGTCATGCCGTCACAGGCGACGATATGGTGCCCCTTACCTGTCCAGATCTCGATTCGTCTTCTCCTACGATCTAGATAGATTCGGTACATACCTGGAGAGGTTATCTCGATGTAGCCCTTGTTCAGATCTCCTAAGATGGACCAATCTCCTGCGTATGTACCTCCTGCGCCGTACATCTGCCATGACATAACGGCAGGATCAGAGTTAGCCGTCAGACCAAAAACTTCTGTTCCGCCTTGTATTCCTTGACTAGTCTCTAACGTGATGGACGCATGCTCAGAGTTTAACCACAGCATGTTATCGAGATAGTCGGCTAGTTTTACCTTCTCTCTGCCTTTTCTATCGTCGAGTTCAATATGTTTGTGTAGAGGAGACGAAAAGCCAAAATTGTTAGGTGCATCGGAAGATAGCGCGTCTTTGATCTCTTCCTGTTTTAAAGGACCTTCTTCGATTCGCTTACCTCCAAACGAGCTACTCGCCCAATTTGTATTTGCCGCAGCTCCTTGTCCATCTGGCGCTTCGGGTTCTGGGGAAATGTTGACGATTAGAGATTCACTTAATAATGCCGACAGATCCCTCTCTTCTCCGATTATGCCCCAATGACCTCCGGTCCATACAGGGTATTCAGGATCTCCAGTTTGGAACTGGATAGTGACTACTGTCCCAATAGGTGGGACATTGAAAAAACCTCCTTTGTTCCAAGCAGTTGCATTAGGTAGTGCCCATGGCAGGTCCTCAACTTGCATTTCATCGCCATGTAATCCAAAAATCCGAACCTTTACGCGACCCATTCTTTCAGGATCTATTCGTTGCTCGACTTTCCCATAGTAGATCCCATAGTAACGGTCTGTGGCTATAGGTTGAGTAGTTTGAAACTGATTTTGAGGAAACATGGTTCTCTAATTAAGTATGGACGCTATATTTGGTACGAACGAATTTCGAAGGAAATATATGAAGACTCTTGTAAATGGAATTCAACAAGAGTATGACGTTCCAAAGAAAGAAGCCAAGAGAGCAGTGTCTTTGGTTTTGGGCTTTTTACAGAAGCAAGCAGAAGAGGGTGAAATAATCAACTTAGGGTTTCTAAAACTTACGCCAGAAACTAGAGAGCCTCGCGTTATTAGTTCTGTATTAACAGGACAAACGCATTATCGTGGAGAGACAAAGAAGTGGAAAATCAATTGGAGTCAGAAGTGGCTAAGGGACCACTCTCCTTCATGGCGGAAATGTTTTTGATCTGTTCTTCGATCCATACTTTCTTCATTTTCTCACCAGTCTTAGTCAACTTTTTCGGAGTATCCGACTTAGGAAGTTTATCTGGTAAATCCAGAAGAATGTTCGCTTCGATGTGATTTTTGTCAGCCAGAGTGACGAGCTTATTTCTCTTTTCCAGAAGACTATTAAAAGTTGCTTCAGCCATTTCCTCTATATTAGCTCGAATAGGCTCGTTTGAAGGAGCGGATTGAGATGGTAAGTCGGAGGCTTGAGTGCTCTTCTGTTGTTTTTTCTGAGCTTCTTCTTGAATGGAGTGCAATTTTTCTTTGATGTACTTTTGCCCATCGGCTTCTGATACCTCTGTATAACCCTTATCTAGGTAGGGCTGTATTGCAACCTTCAGGGAATCCTCTGTTCGAACAGTAGGTACTCGTAAGGTGATTACATCTTTAGTTTTTAGGTGATAAAAATATTTGGTCATACTGTAAGGTCTCTCATGCCAACTACTGTGATGTTGGCGGCTTTCACTGTTGCGTTGTCAAATTCTCCTTCGATCTTGAAAGTGTTATACGTTTGTCCTAGTTGGACAGTATCCATGGTTATCATCTCGGAATCTGTTAGATTTGCAAATGCTTGTGAAACAAGTCGATTATTGTGTTTTACTTGAAACCATTGACCTAGACTTGAATCATGTGTCTTCAAAGGCACTTCTGACATTTCCCAAGTTGCTTGTCCTTGAGCATCAAAACGAACAACAGAACCATCTCTTTGCATGTTTTGCATATTGGTTCCACCTAAGTAGTAACCTATACCGTCAGCTAATTGTAGACCGCTCAGCCCAGAACCCCAGAAACCTGTGTATCCAAAAAGGTATCCAAAATACCAATGTTGGAATAGAATCAGAGGGTCCCAGTTCCACACCCATTCTGGAAAATTTAGCTTGGTGATTTCGTTTATACTAGCACTGTAAGCGGTTGCTTTCTGAACTCTGGTTAGGACCAGAACCCATTGATGTGATGGGGATTCGAATGACAACGAAGGTAGGCTCCCGTAAGAGTCTACTGACTGGTAAGTAAGCCTGAGTTTATCGACTTGGTTAAGCGTAGCTATTGCCTCGATTAAAGACATACCATTAGAAACATCGTCAATAGCGTTGTAAGCAGAGTAGAGAGGTTCTAGGTCTGCTTTACCGTGTCTTTTTTGACCTGTAAAATTCCTGATCCTTTCTAGATCTTCTAAAGTTGGTAAATATTCGTCTGCCATTAAGAAAGTCCGTTTAAGGTCATGACCACTAGTTTAGAACGTAGGATTGTGCCAAAGTCTCCAAGAGTGTTTGCAAGTGAGAACACATTTGAACCTACAGATAGAGAGGCAATACTATAGAATGAAGTGGATTCTTCAGGTGTTTGAATATGTGCTGTTGCTAATGGCGACCCATCTTGACGTAGGACAACATCTGTGTATGAAGATGTTGTCCAAATAGGAATGTCCGTATCCAGCACGACATTATGAGAGAATCTCCCCGAAGCAGGAATTAGATAAATACCTCTAACTACGGGGTTAAGCCAACCACTAAAATAAGTTAACCTCCATGGAGTATGGTCTACGTTGATATCTTCTTCAGCAATAGTATAGTTAAAAGAGTAATCTGGTAATGTTCGTTCGACCGTAGCGAAGATAAGTGCGTTTTGAGCAATAGCGCTGTTAATGTCTATTGACACCCATCCGCCTACGTTGATAGTTTCAGTGAAAGACAGTTCAGAGATTCTGAAAGCACTGATCTTTGCCAGAGCTTCCGCAGGGACATCCCCATCATCGATGACAGGTGTAGGACCGTACTGAGAGTAATCAGTCGTGGTATCTTGAGGGACTCCTTCAGCAATAGCTTCTTCCGGCAACCCTATATACTCAAGATCTCCATGAAGGAGTTGTCCTGTAATATGGTAAAGATCTTTCATTAAAAACCGTCTATTTGACTATCCACATCAACTCCCCATACACCAAGCTCCCCTCCTTGGCTAATAGGTGCTGATCTGAATTGGTCTGTATCTTCTTCGGGGCTTATAGGTTCTGCGCCGTCTATATAGTCCCATCTAAATTGATTTAAACCTGCTGTAAGATCTGCTACTGTGAATAGGTAAGCTGATCCTGTAGCCTGTCCTACCCGTAGGGTGTCGAGGAGCACATCGTTGTGATAAATTCCGTATGTTGTGTAGTTGTTCCAAATGGTTAGATTGATCGAACCGAATTGATTTGTATTAATTGTGAACCCGTCTGCACCTGAGCCATCAAAAGGACGTCCTTGATCTCCCTCCCAGTAATAACCACTCGCTGTGTTATTGCCGTCTACGAATCCTCGTGCTCTGGGACCTGTACCTGAGAAGTTGAGGGGGTAAGCATTAGCAGCATACCTTTGAATTTTCCCCCCGACTAGAACCTGTTGTGCTTTATCTGCTGATATCTCTAAGGTAGGTAGAGTTCCTCCAATAGTTTGGATAGTCGCAAATTGTGTGGAATCGTTCTGATTTTCCACATAGGCTATTGCCCTTGTCAGGTTATAGCCATCTGGAATCAGCGATTCATTACTGTATTGTGAGTAATTCGGAGGTGAATCATCGGGGATATCTGAATTGAAAGGGTCAGACCCTTTGCCAAGGAAGGATGCTATCCTCCCCAGCAAAGCGCCTGTCACAATGAAATCATCTGCCATACTCTATACTTAGTCGTTACTATTTTCTTGAGCTAGAAACGTCTGAAGTGCAAGTTTGCTGTCGAATGAGATGTTGTTGTAACGGTAGAAGCCTTCAGCTAGGACCTCAACACCTGGATACTTTTCAATATCAATGGCTGATACGTCCATCTTGCGCCGATCAACCTCGGTTTCCGAGACACCGTGTTCAGAAGAGATTGATGCCACTTTCATGACACTAGGTTCTCCTGACTTTTCACCCTGAGGCTTTTCTTTGGCAACACTATTTGGACGCTTGTTGAGCTGGCGCTCCCGAATGGCATTCCAATTTACGAAGTTAGGCATTGCACTGGTTGCACGAGATAGGAGCCCTTGAGCAACTTTCTCCTCCAACTCTTCGTGATACTCAACGAGCATACCTTTAGCGTCTGTGACGGGTTGCCCCCCTTCCAAGTCTATAGGCGTCTGACCTTTAGAAGGTCTTACCCATGAAATAGGATATTCGTTAGCGTTGTAGTAGCCAATATTTTGAACTGTCTGATTTTTCATAATAGATTGTGTGTTTTTAGTTGTTCAACAAAATCTGCTTTTGCGTTCATACTTTTACGGAGAACGCAAAGTCGAGCAAGAGGTTTACTCAGCCTTCCAAGAGTTGTCGAACTTGGAGATTCTGAGGCTTCTTCTCCTTGCCCTCTGTGAGTAGCGTGCTTTTTGCACTCTCTGCAAGCTCTTGACTTGTATAAGTTTGTGTTGTTGCACGCTTCTTCGTTTCTGTGTTGTAGATGATCCATTTCTCTTCCATACTGAGTAACGAACGTCTAATTTCTTTTTAATGAGTGAAAAAAATACTGAATTGGTCCAAGCAGACGAGCCTACGTCGTTAGAGGCTGTGCAGCAAGCTGTTGAGTTCGTAGCACAAGGTAAGCCTTTGAGTGTCCAATTCGTGACGGCACTATCTCGGCAGTTGACAAATCTTCAGGAACGAGCTGATCTGGTTCAACTCGCTGTAGATAACCACCAGATGAAAAGGCTGTCAGATACCTTTCAGCATATCTCAGAGGTCGAAGATCATTTTTTTGGTCAAAGTCCTATGGAGTTAAAGCGAACGCTAGCAACTATGGAGAGTAAAGATGTGGTCAGGTTACTGCAAATGCTTTACAAAGAAGCGAACGCTTTGGCGAGGTATCACAAACAAGTTGCGGAGGAAGCTCAATTGACTGCATCGCCAGATGCCATTCAGGATCTTACAGTTCCTTTGGATGAGACGCAAAAGCAAGCCCAGAAGCAGGGGCTGAGATTAGGAACAGAAGGGCGAGCAAAGGTTCAAGACTTTTTAAACGGTTTGATGCGTGAAGCACAAGTTATAGAAACGAAAGAAAATAATGATACTACAGAAAAAGCAAGCTGAAGAAAAATTGGCGGAATGGTCGAGTAAGCTTCAAGACAAACTCAACCAAAAGGGTTTGAAGGTTGTACTACTTATGCCAGACTATGAATTCGATAAGAACACGAATGATGAAATTACACACATATTTGATGCAAAACACTGTGTCGTGTATTTATCGCTTAGACAGGCTGGCAGTGATGGCAGCTTATATACTCCGGTTTTAGGAATAAGTGAGAAAGTACGTAGACCTCAGAAACAGGGTGTGGGTCATGCAAGAGACTATTACGC